CGAGCAAAAAGATAAAGCATATTACAAAGATGAAGAAGAATTTGCTCCTAAAAGTGATGAAGAAATAGAAAGAGAAATTCAAAAGAATCTTAAATCTAGAAGACAAGAAAGTAAAGAAAATAAAGATAAAGAAGTAATCCAAGAAGAAGAAGAAAATGTTGAGCAAGTGAAACCAATAACATCAACTGAAAGAAAATCAGCTTCTAAAGAATCAATTGCAGATGCAAAACAAGAATTAAGAAAAACTATTCAAGTTTTAGATAGAGTTGTAAGTGGACTAAGAACAGAATTCAAACATGTAGAAGAAGGAATTTCTCCTTATATGGATTACGAAGACGGAGTTCAAGAGTTAATTGAAACTTGTAAAAAAATAAGAAGAGGTATTCCAAATGCTTTAAATAATTAACAAATACAAACAATAATAATAAAAAAGACTTTAGTAACTATATTAAAGTCTTTTTTTTTTGCTTTAATTATTTTTTTACAAAAAAAACAATATTTAAAATAAAATATATTTTTTAATGAATTACGGAAAAAAAATAAAAATATCAAGTGAAAGAGCTTTACTTGACGAATCAAGAATAAACGGCCGTCTTATAAATGCAAAGTCTAATGGTTTTTTATTAGAAGCAGAAGGTGGAATGTCTTATATTGAAAAATGTAAACGTAACCCAGATTTACCTTTATGGCTTACTGGAATTATACAATCAGGAGATAAACCAAACAGAAATGGTAGAATTTATCCTTGGGAGTATCTAAAAAGAGAATGTATCAGATATATGGAGAATGAAGTAAGAAACGGACTTTCGTATGGGGAGCTTGATCATCCTTCAGATTCAGCAACACCTTCTTTAGGTAACGCAGCTTTAGTAATTGAAGATTTATCTTTTAATGGAAAAGATGTAATTGCAAAAATTAAAGTATTAAGCGCTTATATGCCAGATAATGCACCAGGAAGAAAAGTTAGAGGGTTTATTTTAAACAATAAAAATGTTGGAATTTCTTCAAGAGCTTTAGGTTCTTTAGAGCAATATTCAGAATCTGAATATGATATCGTAGCAGAAGATATGGAAATGGTATGCTGGGATTTTGTAGGTAATGCATCTAACTTTGGGTCAGAAAAAATGCAATTAGTTGAAGCAAACGGATCTACTCCTTTACTTCATAAAAAATCTAAACTATTATTTGAATCTGAAGTTCCTAAAATACAAACTTTAACAGAATCAGAAAAGGTATATTTAGAAATATTAGGTTTAGAAAGATTTTTAAAAACAAAAAATATATTAAGCTAAAAAATGGAAACAGATAAAAATATACAATATTATCTTTTAACAAAAAAAGATGTAAGAGGCGGTGTTTATACTGATGTTGAAGAAAATAAAGAGAGTTATAAATTAGTTGAAGATTTTTCAGATTTAACTAAAGAAGAATTATTAAATCATATAAAGAAAAATGGTTTTATAGATGCAATTCTAGTTTCTAAAGATACTTTTGATTTATTAACACCTTTATTCTCAGAAGACGAAACTGAAGAAGTTACAACTATGTTAGAAGAAAAGATTTCTAAAAAGAAAACTTTAAAAGAAATCGAAGACAAAACTCCAGGTTTTAAAAAATATGCGGATGAACCTATAGTAACTGATATAATTAATTTTTTCAAAAAAACAAAAAAGTCAACTTTAAAAAACATTCAAATTATAGGTGAACATTTAACTATAGATGGTGTATTAGAATATTCTTCTAAACAAGAAAACTTAGCTTTAAAAAGAGTTGATGCTCAACAAGAGATTTACGATTTTAAAGCTGATTTAGAAAAAGCATTGCAAAAAAAATATGATATGCTACCTCTTTCAATTCAAGGAATAGATGTAAGAGAAGATAAAATAAGATTTGAAATGAATAGCATGCTTGCTAGTTCTACAAGAGAAAATGTTGAAATGTTTGTTGATAGTGTAAAAACAACAAAAAAAATAATTAAAGAAGATGATTTTTACGAACCTCAACCTCAACAAAGAACAGATAAAGAAATTAACAAAGAGATAGAGGACGAAGTAGCAAAAATAATTAGCTTAGATGAAGAAACTGAGTTTATAGTAGCAAAAAATGATTCAATAGAAGTTTTAACTAAAAACTATACTAATCAAAGAGGAGAAGAAAAAAGAATCACAGTAGAACCTGATGAATGGGATATCTCAATTGAAAACATTTTAAGAGTATATAATGACTATGAATTAGTTTGGAAAGGTAAAACAGGCTTTGAGTTAAGGAAAGCTTAAAAAAAAATAATAAAAATAATTAAAAGATAGAAAGTTTAAGATTTTCTATCTTTTTTTTTTGTTCTTCTATATTTAAATAAAAATGAATCAAATAAATTTTTTATAAATGAATAAAGATAAAATAAACAAATTATTAGAAGAATCTCAAACTTCTCTTATTGATACAGAAAAGGATATTGAAGATGTTGATGTTGAAAGCAACATTGATTCAATAGAAGTTGCTGATATTGACCCTGCAGGTTTACCTTCAGAAGAAGATGTTGTAGATGACGTAAATGCTGATGTTGAAAATACTGAAGAAATAGATCCTGTTTTAAACGTAGGAGATATAGTATCTGTAGTTGACGCTGAAGGAACTAAAACAGGAGTGTTAACTCTTGATCCAGAAACTGGTGTTTTTAATATTGTATTAGCACCTGTAGAAAATACTGAAGACAATATGGAATCTGAGATGGGATCTGATTTAGATTCAGAAGAAGATGGCTTATCTGATGATGATATGGATATTATAAACATTATTAGTGATGATGAAGATGATTCAGAAGATATTGATTTAGATTCTGAAGATGACGAATTACAAGAAGGTGTTGAAGATATTGATTCGGAAGAAGACGAAGAAATTTTACCTGCATTAGAAGATGAAGATGATATTGCTTTGGATGCAGAATTAGAAGATTCAGAAGAAGTTGAAGAAGTAAGTATTGAAGATATCCAAAACGATATTGAAGATATTGAAATTGACTTAGAAGATGTTGTTGAAGATCTTGAAGCTGTATTAGATACAGTAGATACTGACAATACTGAAGACATTATTGATTCAGAAGAAGATATTGTTGATACTGATGATGTAACAGATGTAGAAGACGAAGAAATCTTAGATGAAGGTATAAATGTTTACGACAACGAAGAAAACGTTGAAGATGTAGAAAGTACAGATGACGTTATTGATTCAGAAGAAGATATTGTTGATACTGATAGTGTAGATGATATAGGAAATACTGATGACGAACTAGATATTGATAAAGCAACTGAAGCTGGCTTAGGCGATTTGACAATAGACAATAGTGAAGATTCTTCAAGTGAAGTATCTGATCAAGAATTAGTTTCTTCTATTGGAGACGATAGCGAAGAAGCTGAAGATATCGATGATGTTGATTATTCTAACTCATTAGAGAAAAAAGATGATGTAAATAGCTTAGTTATTGATTTATTGAAAGATGATGAAGATTACGATCGCTTTTCAGAATCAACAAATGATGAATTAGATTTAAAAGAATCTATAATAACTAAAAAAGCTGAAGGTAAAGAAATAAAAAAATTACAAGAAAGTGTTAAAAAACTTCAATTAGAAAACTACAAGCTTTTAAAGATCAATGGTATTTTAAACTTAATGCCTGAATTAACTGAAAAAACAAAACAAAACTTAGCTGAAAGTTTTGACAAATGTAGTTCTATTGAAAAAACTAAAGATTTGTATAAGAAAGTTATTTCAACAGCAAAAGAATACAAAAAACCAAAACTTAATTCTTTAATTATAGAAAGCAATAGAGGAAACAGTACATTTGTTGCTTCAAAATTTGACGATGATAATGATCAAGCAATGACTGCAGACCAAAAAAGAATTAATTTTTTAATGGGAATGAAAGATCTTGATGATGAATATTACACAATGTAATAAAATAATAAAAAAAAACAACAAAATAACAAAAAAAACATAACAAAAATTACTTTTTTTCAAAACAAGTTATATTTAAAATAAAAACAATTTAAAATTAAAAAAAATAATGAGACAATTACAAGAAAATACAGAAAAATATAAGTTAGGTAGAATTCTTGACCGTTCTGAAACTACTCGTATTACTGAGGTAGTTAATGCATGGAAAAAATCAGGATACTTATATGGATTAAAAGGTAGAGATTTGGGAAAAATGGCGATCTTAGCTGAAAACCAAAAGAAACAAATCTTAGCTGAAAATAATACATCTGCGGATATGGCAGTATTTGATACTATCGCTATCCCAATGATCAGACGTCAAAACGCTTTAATGGTAACACCTAATTTAATTAGTGTACAACCATTATCTTATTCTAACGGAGTTGTTTTCTATTTGGATTATGAAGTTACTACAGGAGCTAACGCTAAATCATCTGTTGGAACAGCAAAAGATTACGAAACTACAAGTGGATACGATCGTTTCTACGACAACAAAGGATACGATACTTCTAAAGGTCGTGTAATTGCTCGTGGTTATACTGACGCTTCTACAGTTGCTGCTGCTGATGCTGCTTTAACTGCAAATTTCCAAATTTCAAATGTTGACTTAGGTGCTACTAACGTAATGAATATTGCAGTAGTAGATTTTAACGCAACTGCAGTAGGTGGTTTTACAATGAATAATTTAGCTTCTTTAAGAGTGTTCGCAGGTTCACTTGTTGAAGGTCAAGATTATTTCGTACAAAAAACTATCCAAGCTTGGGGAGAAGATTTCCTTTCTTCAGGTCGTACACAAGGAGTTACTTCTTCAGGTAACGCAACTGGTCAAAACCAACCTCCAACAACAACAGGTGGTGGAATCCAAGGTCCTGGTGCTCCAAACAACCATGTACTTTTAAAAATTATTCCTACTAAAACAGGTTTAGGTACAGTTCAAGTTCGTATCGGATTTAACGATTACGCTAACTTAGAACTTGAACCACAAAATAGTTCAGAATTAAAAATGAAAGTTACTTCTGCTCCTATTCAAACACACATCCATAAACTTAAAACAGCTTGGACTATTGAATTAGCTCAAGACTTAATGGCTTATCATGCAATTGACGCTGAAGCAGAATTAACACAATTAATGTCTGAAGAAACAGCTCAAGAAAAAGACCGTATGATCATTAAAGAATTAGTTATTGGTGCTGCTCACTTTGAAGTATGGAACGCTAACTTTGCAACTGCAATCGATCCTAATCCAGCTAACACAGTATTCCGTGGTACTGAAGGTAACTATAACCAAACTTTAGTTTACGCTGTAAACAGAATTAATGGTAAAATCCAAAAATCAACCCGTAGAGGTGGTGCTAACTGGGTTCTTATTTCTGCTGAAGGTGCTGCTAAGTTAGAGAACTTAGAAACTTACAAACCAATGGAAGGCGACCAAGAAGGTACTAAATTTGCTGCTGGTGTAGAAAGAATTGGTAAATTATCTAAAAAATGGGATGTTTATGTTGACCCAATATTACCTGCTGAAGTTTGTCTTGTAGGTAGAAAAGGTACATCATTCTTCGATACAGGTTATGTATACTGTCCTTATATTGAGTATATCTTATCACCTGTTGTGATTGATCCAGAAACTTTCAATCCACGTAGACAATTAGCTTCAAGATTCGGAACTAAAATGTTGAACAATAAATTCTACGGAATCGTTCAAATGAAGGGAATTGAAAAATTCGAAGTATTTAACTAATCGTAAATAATAACAAAAAACTCTTAATCTTAATAGGTTAAGGGTTTTTTTGTGTTTAAAATACGACCATAATAGCAGGAAATAGAGATTATTATTACGCAAGTGAAGGTATTACTATAAAAAAAGAAATAATGACTAAAAACAAAGAAAAACAATTAACAATAGAGTTGCTTACTGAAAAACTTCAAAGAATTTCTGGGAAGAAAGTAGTTTTAACAGAAGCAAAAGTTGGAAGTAAAGACTGGGAAAGAATGTTAGATATAGTATTAAAAGGTGGAGATGGAAAAGGTGTAGCTTCTACTATAACTAATAAAGATAAAGCTATCGCTAGATTTGTAGCAGGACTTAAACTTAAAGGAGAAGATATTAATATATCTCAATCTGGACGTTATTATAATGGTAGTTTTTCAGAATTTGGAGATAAAGCTTTAAAACTAGGAGCTACTCCTCAAGAAATTCAAGATACATTTGATAATGCAATTGTTCCTTCTCAATATGTTCAAAAACAAAATGATCTTAGTAAAAGTGATAAAGGACTTAGAGGAAGCTATACAGGACCTCTTTCAAATCTTCTTTTGAAAATGGGACTTGATTATAAGTTTTCTAAAGGCGGTAATGCTATTACTCGAATGGGAAAAGATGCAATGAGTCGTAGTGGAATTAAATGGACTATTGGATATCAAGTGGAAATTATTGTAAAAGGAAAACCTTATGTTCTTACATTTGATGCTGTAACTGACGAAGGTGGCGGCCCTACAAGCTATGTAATAGATGATTCTACGCCAAAGTTTGTAGATGCATCATGGAAATACTTAGGACAACGTGAGTTTTTATTAAGAGTAAAAGAAAGTTTAGAAAAAATATAATATGATAAGAATTTTTGTAGATACAGAACAAGAAAAACAAGATTTACTTGCTCAAAGCGAATATATTCATGATTTCTTAGAAATAATCAAATACAAAACTAAAGAAGGTAAATTAAAAGAACGTTATATTGGTTTGGATAGTAATAAAGCTAGTGGCTTAATGCATATTTATATGTGTCCAGAAATTATAATAGTTAGAGAAAAATAACTTTTTTTAAAATCTCTTAATCAATTAAATTAAGGGGTTTTTTATTTTCCTCTAAAGTTTATTTTGCAATTCCAAACTTTCTATTAGGATTATTCCACAGCAGTTTACCATCAGGAGTTAAAACACTATCTGTTTTAATAAATTTTAAATTAAATTCTTTTTCAGCGAACTCATACATAGAAGAAGCAATTCCTTGTCTTCTAAAATTTGGGTCTACTACAACACTAGCTGCTATTAACCCTGGTTTGAATTCATTTTTAATAAATTCTAATTTTCCAATTGTTTTTTCATTTTGAATAGCAGATACTAAATAACCAATAGATGTTTTCTTTAGTGAATACTGTATTAATTCTGAGTTTTCTCTTAAGATAATTTTTTTGTTAGTTAACTTTTCTAAAAGATAAATTTGTTTTCTTAAATCCTTTTTTTTATTTTAAATATAAAAATATGATAAATTATAGAAATATAAATTGTATTTCTTAAATATTAACATCAAGTTTTTAAAACAATTTAAACTTAACTACTTATTTTTTAAGTAATTAAAAAATATTTTAAAATATTTAAATAAAATCCGTGGATTGTGTTAAAACATGTTATATCTTTAGGGTATCAAATTAGTTAAAAATAATTGATAAAAAATTAACAAAAAAAATAAAATAGTTATATTTAAAATAAAAACAAATAAAATGAAAAACTGGTATACATATAAAACAATTAAAACTTTCGCTATTAGCTTTGCTGGTAATAGAGTGAGTAATGATTGTGGAATGCTAGGTATTCGGATTTGAAAATAATTTAATAGTTGAAATTAAATTTAAAAAATCCGAAAACGTAAAAAAGTTTCGGATTTTTTTTTGGTTATAAAGTATAAAGAAAGTAAAATTATAAAAATGTACAATAGTAGTAAAAATATTAAAACAATAATCACAAATAATAGAAATATTATGACTGGCAATTGGTGTACATATAATACAGCGGCGGATACAAATTATTTTACAGGAAGTGTAAGTAGATTTGGAGATGACAAAAAAACGCAAAGATTTCGGATTTAAAATATTAATGGAAACATTTAATAATTAACCCGAAGTTTTTAACAAGATTTCGGGTTTTTTGTTTTTATAATGGTTTCATTAAACTAATTATAAAAAAATAAAGTTCTTTGACATATTAGGTAATAAAAATGGGTGTCTAACGGCAGCGGACTGTAAATCCGCCCTGATCAAATCGTCGTATTGGCCTTACAGTAGAGGGGTTCGAGTCCCTTGGCACCCACAAATAAAATGAGAGTGTTGAGCAATTGGTGGCTCGCCGGATTGTAGCTCCGGTTCTTAACAGGCATGGGAGTTCGAATCTCTCCATTCTCACAATATATGGTTTTTTACTAAGTTTTCACGTACTGACAAAGTAAAACTTTTAAACTAATGATTAGTAAAGTCAGAACGCTATGAAGTTAGGATCTCAAGATGGCTTGGGCGCCAAATAATTAATATTCTGTGATTTAACTCTGTTTTAAACACATTTAACAATAAACACGTAGCTAAAATCTATAGTTTGTTATAATGATTTAAAATAATTAAGTTCCGAGATGTTGTAGACCTGCAATGGTACAGTTATCAAGTATAACTCTTTGTAATTGAGGTTTATTTTTTTTAAGATAAAATAATATAATAAAATATGCGCTGGTTGCTTTAGTTGGCCGAAAAGTCTGGACTGTTAATCCAGTAAGAGAAATCTTCACCGCAGGTTCGAATCCTGCCTGGCGCGCAAAAAAATAAATATTGATTTTAGGTTCGATTTTGTTCAAAAGTACATATTTATATTAAAAAGAAATGGAGAAATATAAATGTCGTTTTTGTAAAGAAGAATTTGAATTCGAAAAAGTACAACAGTTTGCAGCACATAGTTCTAATTGTAATTGTAATCCTAATGTGATTAGTAAAACAAGAGCTTTTAAAATAAGTGAAAAACTAACAGGTAGAAAAAGAATTAACGGAGTTTTAAAACTTGAATATATATTAAATTGTCAAAAATGTAATAAAGAGTATGTTGTAAAAATAACAGAACAGGCTTATAATAAAAAGAAGTATAGTAAATTCTGTTGTAGATCTTGTGCTAATAGTCGTATAAAAACTGAAGAGAGTAATTTAAAAACATCTAATTCGTTAAAAGCTAGTGAAAAGTTTTTATCTTCTCAAAAAAAAAGAGATGACTATTACATATCTATAGGAAAATCTAGTAAATATTCAAATAGAAAATCTATTTGTGAAGTTTGTAAAAAAGAGTTTGATTATAAATGGAGTGTTAAAACATGTAGTAAAGAATGTAATAATTATTTACACTCACTTAGTCGACAAAGGGTAATAAAAGAAAGAGGAACTGATAATTTTAATACTAAGCAAGAAAGTTTTAGTTACGGTTTTTTAAACGACTTTAAAACAGATTCTAGGTTAGAACAAGCAGCAATAGTTTATTTAATAGACGTTTTTAAGGCAGAGAAGATAGAGAAGTATAAAAATATATTAAATTTTTGGGAAAACAATAACCATAGAACCTTTAATCCTGATTTTTATGTAAAAAAGGAAAACGAAGTTTATATTGTAGAAGTAAAAATGAAATGGAGTAATAACTCAACTCATAATTATAATAGAACAATTCCATATAAAAAAGAAGCTTTACAAAAATATTGTGATGAAAAGGGATATAGAATGATATGGTTGGATTTTGATTATGATTTAGAGTTTTACAAAATCTATCAAAAGTTAAGAAAACAAATTTTAGACAAGTAGTAAAAATTTAAATGCCTCTATAGTTCAAGGGATAGAACGAAAAACTTCTAATTTTTAGATTCAGGTTCGAGTCCTGGTAGGGGTACTAAAGGGATGCGGCTTTATAACGCATATAATACGTACTTAGCCAAGTGGTCGACGGCAAGAAATTCCAAACTTCTCTGATTTTCACTCGTAGGTTCGAATCCTACAGTGCGTGCTTTTTAATTTAAAATAAAGGAAATTAATACTATGGTCTATGGGGATGCTGGATGTGTCCGCCCACCTGTCACGTGGGAGAAAGTTAATAACGAATCAGATCGGTTTGAATCCGATATAGACCGCTTTTTAAAATATAATATAAAAACACCAGAAAAAAGGTTCGATTTTATTCAAAAGAAATGAAGAAATATAAATGTCGTTTTTGTAATGAAGAATTTGAGTTTGAAAAAACACAACAATTTGCAGCGCATAGTTCTAATTGCAAATGCAATCCTAATGTAGTAAGTAAAACAAAGAGTATAAAAGTCTCAAAACAACGTAAAGGAGTAAAAAGAACATGTGGCAGTTTAGCTAAAGAACATGTTGTTTATTGTCAAAAATGCAGTAAAGAATATATAGTAAAAGTAACATATGAAAAACTAACAGAAGGGAAATACAAAAAACACTGTTCGAGACAATGCGCAAATAGTAGAGTTAAATCAGATGAAGTTAAATTAAAACAATCTATTTCTTCAAAAAATAGCAAAAAAGTTAAATTTGCAAATGCACAACCTCGACAATATAAAAACTCAGATACAACTTCAATTTGTTTAGCATGTGGTGAGTTAATTTACCATAAATCTTATAATCTAAAAAAATATCATAGAGAATGTTGGTTAAAACAATCAGGCGGTTTTCAAATAAATTCAACTATTAAACATAGAAGCGTTTACAATGGCTTTCAAATGGATTCGGGTGCTGAAAAAGTTTTTGCAATGTTGTTAGATGAAAATAATATAAAATGGGTTAAAAACTCAACACAGTTTTTTGAATACGTAAATAAGAAAGGGAAAAATAGTAAATACTATCCTGATTTTTATCTAGAAGAACATAATAAATGGGTTGAAGTAAAAGGAAAATTTTATGCAGATAAAGATGAAAATCTAGAGTTAAAATTAGAGGCTGTTCCGAATATACAAATAATATATAGCGGAGAATTAAGTAAATGTAAAAAAAACATAAAAAGTCTCCTTCGTATAGGTGGTAATTGTACATTGGACTGAAAATCCAAGGGCTTCCGTTCGACTCGGAGAGGAGACACAAAAAAGCATTTTGCGCGATATTATCAGTTGGTCAGATAGTGAGAATCATAATCTTGAGGTCGTGGGTTCGAGTCCCACTCGCGCAACAAAAACAATAATAAAAATATTAATTTAAACAATTTAAAAAACAAACAAAATGAAAAAGTTCAAGCAATTAAAAAGTAAACGCTAAAAGCAACATATACCAAGGGTTAAAGTTGCTTAAAAAACATTAATAAGCACTTGTAGCTCAATTGGTAGATGTAACTGGCTTTTAACCAGTGGGTTGCGGGTTCAAGTCCCGCCAAATGCACCATTGGTTCTTTAGTTTAATTGGCAAAACCCCATACTTTTAATATGCGAGAGTATCAGTTCAAATCTGATAGGAACCACTTTTAATAAAAAAAACAACATAATTAAGAAATACTGTATTTGATTGCATATCTTATAACGAGGGTTCTTAACAATATAGGAGATTAGCTCAGTTGGTTAGAGTAATTCGTTTACATCGAAAAGGTCGGCGGTTCGAATCCGTCATTTCCTACCAATTTTTATAAAAACATAATATTTAATAAATATCAAAAACATTTAAAAGGAGGTAAAATGGATTCAGTTATTTATAGTAGTGAAACACAAGAAGAAAAGTTAAAAAGATTATCAAAAGAACATAATTATAGTGAAATTCATTTTGCGATAAATCCAAGCGGAGAGGCATCAAAAGATCAAGTAGTTGATGATTTAATTTCTTACTTTGAATATAAAGATGAACGTAAGTATATAAATGTTAAAGAATATTTTTCAAAATAAAAAGTATATAGGCATGTATTTCAGTTGGTTAGAATGCGAATCTGATAAGTTCGTGGTCGTTGGTTCGAGTCCAACCTTGCCTACAAGATCTAGTAAGTCACAAAGATATTTGTGAGATTGTTCCTTTCGAAACTTACACGTAGAAAGGGTTACGGGGACTTAGCTCCAGTCTGGCTTAGAGCGTCTCATTTGCAATGAGAAGGTCATGGGTTCAAATCCCATAGTCTCCACTAAATTAATAAGTTATAAACAATTTAAAACCAAGTAAAAATGGGATAAGTGAAACAATTAAGAATTTCTTAATTAACTCTGAGGAAACAGGAAGACATATTGTAACGTCTTTCAGAACAGGTAAAAAGTATTATGTAGAACCAATAGGAAACGGTAGAAGCGACTGGGGAGATATAGATCCAGCAACTAAACAAGTAACCGGTAGTTATGGTGATAGATATACAGGATCGGTAACAGAAAAAGAATCTATAGTTACTTTAAAAAACGGATTTAAAAATGTTGTTTTAGCTGGAAATAGTCCTTATTGGGTTATTGAAGAATTAGATAAAAAATATCCTACAATATAAACTTTGAATACTTCTTTATTCAACCGTATAAAGTTAAGAATCAGTTAACGGTAAAAAGAATGTCGTGAAGATAAATAGATTTTAAGTATTCGATTTTTTAAGATTAGATCGGTGACCTAGCCCGATGTAGTATAAAATAAATAAACTAGGTATTTTGCGGTAGTAGCTCAGAAGTTAGAGCGCTGGTCTTCCAAACCAGGGGTCAAGATGGCAGAATTCTTTTACCGCTCATTATCAACAAGTTATATATCTATGTTGAGCTTTATTCCTTCCTTAAAGTAAAATAGATTAAAGTTAGATCTCCTCTAAGTAGTTTTTAATCTGTTTTACTTTATAATTTTTTATTACGCTTTCTTAGTTTAACAGGAAAAACAACTGATTTGTAACCAGTAATTTTCGGGTCAGTTCCGAAAGAAAGCTCAAAAATAATTCGAATTTTAAACAATGCTACTTATTTTAGTTTTATTTAATCAGATTCGAACTTTTTTTTCGTATTTAAATAAAAACGAAATGGAAAACAAGTATTATGTATATGTTTATTTAGATCCGAGAAAAAAAGGAGTTTATAGTTTTAATAGTTTAGAGGTTGATTATGAGCCTTTTTACATAGGAAAAGGTGAAGGTCTTAGACTTTATGCACACTTACGTTGTAATAGCTGTAATACTTATAAGGATAATAAAATTAAAAAAATATTAAAAGAGGGTTTAGAACCTATAATATTAAAAATAAGAGAAAATTTATTAAATGAAGAAGCTTGTGAATTGGAAAAAAAAATAATAAAAGAAATAGGTACTACTAAATTTAAAACAGGGCCTTTAACTAATTTAGCACCAGGAGGGGAAGGTGGGTCTTTTCCTGGAAGCGGTAATGGGTTTTACGGAAAAAGATGGAGTGAAGAACAAAAAAAAGAAATTGGGTTAAGAATGAAACAATGGTTTGAAAATAATCCTAAAAAATTTCAAGAAGCAGTTGTACGTGCTGTTAAAACAAAAAAAGAAAGATATGCTAGTGGAGTTTTAAAAGGTTCCTTTGAAGGAAAAAAACATTCAAAAGAAACAATAGATAAAATGAAGCAACATAAAGGAAAAGGTTTAGGTAATACAAATTCTCAATTTGGAACATACTGGATTTATTCTTTAGAAGAAAAAAGGAGTAGAAAGTTAAATAAAGACGAAATTATCCCTGAAGGGTGGAAAAAAGGTAGAAAATTAAAGTTTTAAAATACTATAAATTAACAACACAAGCCTGAATACCTAATGTTGGATGTGGGTTATGTCTGCAAAATATAATTAACTTCGGTTCGATTCCGAATTCAGGCTCCAATAAAAAAGTGGGTTCGATTTAAATTTATTCCGATTTTTGTTGTATTTAAATAAAAAAACAATAATGAAGAGGTTTAAGTGCGAGATTTGTGGTGAAGAGTTTGATAAAGGTCAACAAAAGTCTAATCATGTTAGATGGTATCACAAAGATGAAAAATTTTTAAAAAAATTTAGAGAGAATCAAAAAAAAGGATTTGAAAAACGCCGTGATGATAAATTAGGAGAAATAAAGATTTTTAAAGTAAGTTGTGAAAAGTGTAAGAGTGCGTTTGAAGTAAGCGAAAGAGAAAAACAATTTCCTTTAAAGAAGAAATATTATTGTTCTAGGTCTTGTGCTAATAGTCGTATAACTACAGGGTGTTTAAAAAAAGGAATTTGTGTTAAGTGTAAAAAAGAGATAGACGTAGATAAAAGAACAAATTTAAGTCGTTGTTTGTGTAGTGATTGTAGAGAAGAAAGTAGGAAGTTAAAAGTAATTAAACCTAAAGAAACATGGGTATGTCCTGTTTGTAATAAAGAATTAAAATTGTCTCTTAGTCAAATCAAAAATAGAAAATATTGTAGTAGAACGTGTCTTAAAGGAAGTAGTTTACCAAAAGAAAAGTGTTTAGAGTGTAATAAAGATATTATTATGTACAGATCAAATAAAAGGTTTTGTAATCGTGAATGTTATAAAAAGTTTTATTTAAAAAAAAGAGCAGTAAAGGTAAATTATCAATGGTTGTCTAATTTTAAATTTCCCTTAAGTCAATTTTCAAAAGAGTTTGATTTTAGTTTAATAGAAAAACATGGATGGTATAAACCCACAAATAAGGGTAATAATCTTGGTGGAGTAAGTAGAGATCATATGTTTTCTATTTATGAAGGGATATTGCAAAACATTAATCCTTTATTGTTAGCACATCCAGCAAATTGTAAATTAATGATTCATTCGGAAAACAACTTAAAAAAAAGAAAGTGTTCTATAACCTTAATTGAGTTACTAGAAAGGATAACTAACTGGGAGTTAAAATACGGATTCTTTTATGAAGAGAAACAGGAAATTTATTGTGAGTTAAGCATACTCAATAGCTTAAATGATAATAAAAATTTAAAATGGAAAAGTACTCAAGAGATTTAAGAGGAGCGCCCGCTAAGCGTTTAGAACGACTAAACATCGTTGCGTGAGTTTGAATCTCACCTTTTCCGCTTTTACCTAATATGTTTTAGATTTTTTTAAGGTTATAAATTTCTCTGCAAAAGTTGAAGTTTATAACTTTTTTTCTTATATTAAAAAGAAAAATGAAATTTAAAGAGTTAATAGTTCCTTTGCTTAAATCAATAAATGAAGGAGTAGATAGTTATTATGAAATTTCTCTAAAAGGAGAAGCTTTAGAGATGTTTAAAGAAAGAATAAAAGAATGTGATGAATTCAAAAATGTTGATGACATTGTTATTATGGATTCCACGTTTGATGAAAAGCTAGGAAGTACTTGTTGTTACAAACTTAAAGATGGTATGGAATTAAAAAACACTGTATATTTGTATAGTATTTTTTTATCACCGGAAGTTTACGATAAAGAAAGTTTTTATAAACATGTAAAAAACAACGCGAGTTTAAACCAACTTTATGATTCTTCAACCTTTAAACTATCTTATGATCTGTTAATTAACGTTAGCCTTGAAGATATTCAAGATGATAATGTTTTAAAAACAGGAGCAAGGCAAAAGATTCATTCTTTATTGGATGACATTTTAGATAACCCTAATGAGTATAAAGTTAAAGGAACTAAAGAGGTAATTGTTAGAGGAATTTTAAATCAATAAAATTGAAAGATAATGGAAACAGTGTATACTTTATCAATACTAGAATTAGTTAATAAACTACAAATAAGAAATGATCAGCCGTATGAGTTTTTAAACAAAATGACTAATATGGAAATTACTCAAAGAAAATTAGAGATTTGTAATATCTTAAAAGAAGAAGGAATAGAAGCAGGGTCAGAAGGATATGAATATGAGGTTGAATCAAAGATGATAGATTCTGATATACTTTATAAATTATTTATGTTAAACCGAGAAGAATATTAAAAATATGGTAGTTAATATTTGGGAATATAAAACTTATGATAATTTTTCTGTAAGCTTTCCAGAAGAGTTTAAAATTGATAACAACTTTGTTGTTAAAGCAGAGACTCCAAAGTTTAGAAAAGGAAAATGGTGTAATTTTAGTTTATATTTTGCAAACGCTATAGGAGAACATAATTTGCAAGCTATAATAGATATTTGTAATCGGTTAAAAAATTATAATGATTTCAAAATTTTTATAAATAACGTTGATTCTTGTAATCATATTGTAGGTCAAATTGAAATACAAATTGAAAAAATTGTATGTGTAGATTTTGGGACTTTTGATACTAGCAATAGTGAAAAAATGACAACTAAATTAGTTTTGAAACCTTTAAGTGTAAAATGTATTTATTAATATAATTAAAATGAAAGAAAAAATATCAGAAAAGTTATGGTTAGATCTTGCGTCAGAAGGATATGAAATGACACATGGTCTTGATAAAAGCTGGAATCCAATTTTTAAAGTAACAGACAAAAACGGAAAGTCAGTTACATTCACTGAAAGTATATGGCGTAATTTAATTGGAGAAACTCCTGAAAATTATTTCAAAAGAATAAAAAAAGAAATATCTGAAGCTTTTGAAGATAAAAATCGTTTAAAAATACAAGAAGAAAGAGAAAAAACATTTGGAGAAAAATTAGTTGGTTTGGATTTCAACCCAAGCGGAAATTCACAAGTGGCAAGAGCAAAACAGTTATGTGCAGAATTAGCAGATTTAGTTAATGATAACTATATTGACGTAGTTGATCGAAAAGGATCTGATTATAGTTCTATTAGACAAAGATTATATCAGCACTCTATTGGAGAAATTTTAAACGCACAGATGAATGTTGTAAAAATGCTAACATTTTAAGTAATGAAAGATATTAGGCAAACAAATTTAAAAAATCTATATTTTTTAAAAAGTAAACAAATGTTTGAATTTCAAAAAGCATATTTAAAATTTTTAAAATAAAAAAAAAGATCTATAAATTTAATTATAGATCTTTTTTTTATTTTACTTTATTTTCAATTCTGTTAACTGTTCTTTACCTGAATTTAGTTTTTTTAATTTTTGAGAAATTCTATAATAAGCACTTTGGTAGTTATTCGAAGATATTGTGTTGCTTTTCAAAGAAGTTTTTAAATCGTTTAAATCATTTAACAATTTTTGTTCATCTTCCGCTTCGAATTCTTCTGTAATTTCAAATTTTTCTCCTTCGGTTGCATCCTTCAAGAATTTTTTCACTTTTACAGAAAGAGGTAAAGTATCAGGAGTTTCTCCCATAGCAGAATCAAACTTATCAATTAATTGAGCTTTTTCAACATTGCTATTTTGTTCATCTTGACAAAAGGAAATTATGTCATTAAATAAACTTCTATCATCTTGGAAATTACTTTTAATTTCGCGATTAATCAACTCATTAAACGATAATTTAGTTGGCTCTATACTTTCTTTAATGTTTTGTTTTAAAGCTCTATTTACTCCTTTTTTAAATTTTTTTACAATAGCAACAACTTCTTTCACTTCAGGAATATTGTTAAGATTACTGTCAGCATGGAGAGAAATAATTTTCTTTTTTAATTTTCTTATTTCTGAAAGGTTTTCAGGAGATGGGTTGAATCTTGTTATATCGGAATTACTAATTAGTTTAGTTGTTTTAGCAATATCCTGTAAAAAAGATTCAATACTTTCTGGAAGGCTAATTGTAGAAGTATTTTCTTTAAATACTACTTTCTTTTTACTAATACGTTGAATTTTTTCAACCAGCAAGTCTATTTCTAATTGTTTTTCTTTACCTGTTTTCATTAATTTAAAAAGTTTTTTATTTAAATATTAGAAAAGATAAAGAAACCCAATTATTTTAACAAATCTTGAGTAGTAAAATATTCAATTGTAGTGTTTTGTTTTTCTTCTTCTTGTTTAGCCCATCTTGTTAGAATAGCAAGACCTTGTTCTTTAAAAGAGCAATCTTGTTCTTTCTTTTTACTTGTAAACAATCTACCATTATTTTTTTCAGAATAAATATTATTCCAACCATTCTCTAAAAGCACTTGAGGAATATAACTTACAAAGGTTCTTTGAATAGTTAATAATCTAAGTGAATAAAGTTTTTCAGTTTTAAAATCTTGACCGTTTATCATAATCGTAGTTTTTAATTATAATATAAATATACGAAGAAAACTGACACAAACCTAAAGATTTTAAATAAAAATAAAGGTTTTTTTAGAAAGGACTTTGTGTTGTAATTGAACCATCTGCTAGTTCATAAAATATTTTATTGTCTACAGAATATACTAAAGGAATGCCTTTTGTTCTGTTTTCTTGTTGCACTAATTTTATTGCAATATTCCCTATTCTTTCTATTTCTAAACTTGTTGAATAAATACTGTTGTCACTAAAATACTTGACTTCCATTTAAAAATTTTTGGTTAAACTTATTATAGAGTTTGCCTCTATATAATTAAATATAAGAATTTTTTTTTAAAAATAAAAAGTTTTTAAATATTACTTTATTAAAAAACAAAGTGTAAATGGTTAGTTTTTAAAAAAACATCATATTTAATTATAAAGATTATAATACGTAAAATTAAATTAATAATATACAAATGGCAAAAAAAGTAACAAGTATCTCTAGCGGAATTTATTTCAGAGAAACAGACTTAACATTTATACAAAACGCTGTTGGAACCTTTGCAGGTGGAGCAATTGTATTATCAGAAAAAGGCCCTGCGTTTGAACCTATGATGTCGTCTTCAATGTCAGAAAGAACAGTTCGTATGGGAGGTGTAAACCCTAATTATATTTCTTCTTATTATGCAAACGAATTTCTTAACCAAGCTTCTAATTATAAAGAAGTAAGAATGTTAGGATTGGAAGGGTATAATGAAGATTATCAAATAGTTGGAAGTAAAAACGTAGGTGGAACAAATAAAATGTTTGTTGTTGCTTACAATGCTGGAGGTTTAAACAACCCTGCAAGTACTCCTATAACTATTGAAAATATAGTTGAAAATGCAGGAACTTATGTAATAACTTTAGGAAATACTATTGACGAATTTGCAATAGGTGATATTATTAACATTAGTAGTGTTGCTGGTCTTTCTATTAACGGAAAACAAGTTATTTCAGCTGTAGGATCTGGAACAATTAGTGTTGCAGGATCTTTTACAGGTGCTTATAGTGGTGGAGGTATTTTGTTAAAAGGAGAACCTTTTAAAACAACAGCTGATACAATAGCTTGTATATTAAAACCAAGAAGAGAAGGTTTTGTAGGATCTCCAGTAGATTATGTAGAAATACAAGAAAACGGAACAGATAAAGATTTTACTGTTGTTGTTTATTTTGAAGGAAATCAAGATACTTTCCCTAAAACAGAAATTAAATGTTCTTTAAGAGAAGATTCAAGTCAATATATTTCAAATGTTTTCGGAACTGACCCAAGAGACAATACAAAAATTTATGGCCAACCTTCACCTTTGTGGGTTGAATCTGTTTTTCCTTCTACTCCAGTTAAATTAACTGTAAAAGGTGAAGCTGGTTATTATTATCCAGGAACTGAAGAATTAGGAGTTAACGGAGAGTTAAGTTTACTTTCAGGAAATATTACTGTTAATACTGATTTTCAATATCAATCAGCTAGTATAACTGAAGCTTCTCAACCAACACCAACAACTATTTCTGTTACTGCTAAAAACGTTGCGACATATTCTGAAAAGAAAATAACAACTACAGCTATTACAGGTTCAGGTACAGCTGCAACAGCTACTTTTGCAAATCAAACTACTGCTCCTTATTCTTCTGGAGATGAAATTGTTATAACAAGTGCTACTCCTAATACTTATAATGGAACTTTTGTTGTTACAAGTGCGACAGCTTTTTCAGTTACTTGGGCATCAGTTGAAACTACAACAGCTACAGTTCAAGGTGTAATTACATCAATAGTAGCTACTCCTAATATTTCTGCAGGAGATTCAGTTGTGATAAGTGGATTAAGTCTTACTGATTTATCTTTAAACGGAACTTGGAAAGTTAAAACAGCAACTATTGGCTTAACAACTACAGAATATTCTTTAACAAAATTAGATAATACAGTGCCTACACTTGCTGGAAACTTTGTAGCAGGTGATGGAAAATATATTAGAAAAGCATGGACACCAACTTGGGAAACTCAATTGATTAACTTCAAAGCAGAATTCCAAACTCCAGTAACACCTTGGTTTGTTGACAATTTTGATTTAAATGGTGCTGCAAAACAATTATTCAGAATATGGAGTATTTCAGATGGTGAAGCTGCGAACACAGAAATTAAAATAGAAATTTCTAACATAGATCCAACAGGAAACTCTAATTACGGATCATTTGATTTATATGTAAGAAACTTTAATAATACTGAAGATAAATCAAGAAGTGTTTATGAAGGTTATCCTAACTTAACAATGAACCCTAAATCTTCAAATTATATTTTAAGAAGAATTGGTGATGGCGAAAACTTCCCTCTTCAATCTAAATTTATTTTCATTGAATTAAACGAAAACGAATCATTACCAAGTACTGCACTTCCTTATGGAATTGAAGGTTATACAAATGTAACTAATTTTTGTTTACCTGATTTAACTTGGACTTCGCAATATGATTTATCTAAACCAGTAACAAAACAAATTTTAGGTTTAGCAAGTAATAATACTAATATGTTTAAAGCTTTAGATAAAGCTTACTTAACATTTAAAAACATTACAGGTACTCTTTCTAAAGGAAACGGATTCCATTTAAATCCTAGTTATATTGATTTAGTACCAGGATCAGAAGCTCAACAAGTTCATTCAAACAATGGAACAAGATTTGTCTTAGTTAGCCCTTCATCATACAATATTTCTGATTCTAATACAGCTAAAGCAGTAGGATTGAATCTTTCTAAAAAAATGAAATATGTTGTTGCTTTCGAAGGTGGTTTTGATGGATGGAACGTATATTCTGAAAGAACATGGAATGATCCAACATCTAAAGATTTTGAAGCTTTAACACAAGCTATAGATGTATTATCTGACCCAGAAGATTTAACTACAGATTTTTCTGTGTTAGTTACTCCTGATTTAAACTTCCAAACACATAATGTTGCGACTTCTGCAGTTTTAGAAATGATTGAAAACAGAGGTGATGCTTTATATTTATTTGATTTTAATTATGAATATAACATCCCAGGAAAAAAACCTGAGATAATTCCTAGTGATGCTTCTCAAGCTTTATCTTCTTCAGATATGTTATCTTCTTATTCTGCTGTTTATTATCCTGATTCTCAATTATCAGATTCTATTAATAACCTTAATATGTGGTTGCCTCCTTCAATAGTGGGTTTAGCAACAATTGCAAGAACAGCTACTATAGAAAATGTATGGCAACCACCTGCAGGTTCTTTGAGAACTGTAACTGACAATATCGTGAGAATGAGAAAAAGAATGAAACATAACGATAGAGAAATTCTTAAAAAAGCTAATATTAACCCTATTACTTTATTTCCAGGTTCAGGATTTGAAATTACTGAATCAAGAACAACTCAAGCAAACTTCTCTGCTTTATCTTTTATTCATAATAGACTATTGTTAGGATATGCTAAAAAAGCTCTTAATCAAATTTTAAGACCTTTGTTACATCAATTAAAAAACGAAAGTTTGAAAACAGAATTTAAAAACACTGTAACTCCTATTTTCGAAAGAATTAAAAAATTAAACGGTTTAGAAACATTTGAAGTTTCTGTTAACGGATCGGATGAAGATAGAACAACTCTTAATGGAGTAATTACTATTAGTCCTTTATATCCAGTCGAGCGAATTGTGGTAGATTTTGTATTAAAAGACGGAGGGTTAACTTACAATCAATAAAAATTAAATTATAATTATTTTTTTTCTTCGAACCACATTTTTCAAAAGTAATATTTTGAAGAATGTGGTTCTTTTAATTATAAACAGAAACTAAGTTAATTTGAACAAAATAACTTAAAAAAGAAATGAAAAAATTATATTTAAAAGAAAAAGTTATATTTAAAAGAAAGAAACTTTAAAAATGATGAAACAAGAAGAAATAACAAAAAAGAAACTTTTAAAAGAGGCAGATAGTCGCATCATAGATGCAATGAAAGTCTTTGCAAGTGCTAAAACAAGTTTAGATGAAAGTAAAACTACTTTAGTAATGAATTTAAGTTATCATTTTCAAGAATTATACGCTACTGAATTAACTCAAATAAATGCTGAAATTGCGACAGCAGTAGAAAGTATTAATAACTTAGCTATGAAAATTAGAAAACAATTAAAACAATAATAAGATAAAATAATGAGCAAAATGATAAAAAAAATGAAATCAGATTTCCTTTGTTCAGGAAAAATGTTTTCAAATATACCTAATGAGTTTGAACCTTTAAGAAAGGATTTATGGTCAATAGAGTTTCCAAGTTTTATGGGAATCGATGAAAGATTTGCTGTTGAAGCTAGTAGACCTAAAGTTACAAATAATATTGTAGATGTAAAATTCAAAAACTGGAATTTTAGATACAAAGGAAAATCTCAAACAGAGTCAATGTCTGTTAAATTTAGAGATGCAATTGGTTCTTCTGTTTATGCAAAATTAGAGGCATGGCAAAGAGAACATACTGATCCTGCATCAGGAAAAGGTGGTTACGCTTCTACATACAAAAAAGAGATTACTCTTAACCTTGAAGATCCAACAGGAGCAGTAATGCAAAAGTTTGTACTTCACGGTTGTTTGTTAGCTAACTTAGATGGTGGCTCTCTTTCTCAAGATGATGATGGAATTTGCGACTGTACTATGGAGATCTTCTATGATACATATACTATGGAATATTAATATAATTTATTGATTACTAACTAATTAAAAACAAAGTTTTATTTTTAAGACTTTGTTTTTTTATAATAATTAAAATGGAAAATTTAGAGTTTAAAAGTAAAATTAATAGTGGAAACATTAGAGGTCTTTTGAAGTATTACAAAATAGAAGATTTTAATGTAGATATAGATGTTTTAGGAAACCTTGAGTTTGAAATAATCTACAAACTTGTCCCTCAATATAAATCTTGGGGTATTTCTTCAATTGATCCTGTTTATAAAAGTATTAAAAGTCAAATAGAACTATATCTTCCTATAGAAAGTTTAGAAGAAAATATAATTCAAGAAATTGAAAAAAGAATAGGACAGAAAAGAAGTAATAGTGAAGTAATAGAATGGGTGTTAAATTTTGACACTTCTAATCCTGGTTGGAATTTTACAAGTTCAGTTGGGTTTGAAGAAAACGGAAGATTTATAATTGGATATATTGAAGTTGATTTTGCTACTAAAACAATTGAAGTTAGTTAAGTTAAATAATTAAAATAAATAATGAAAACAAAAAGAGAAAAACAATTAGAAATTAACTTATTGGTTGAGAAAATTGAAAGAATAAGTAAAAAGAAGGTTACGTTTAAAGAAGTAACAAGTCCAGATTACAAACCTAATGAAAATTTAGAAAAAGAAAAAAAATCTTTCAAAGAAAGTTTGAAAAGAAACATTTTAAAAGAAGGAACTTGGACTTTACCTAATAACAAAGAAGAATTCGATGAAGCAGAAAGTTTGTTTAATCAATTAGTAGAATTAAAAATACAACTTGAAGTTCTTGTAGGAGATGATGAATTATCTGACGGTTTACATTCAGCGTTAGTAAGAGCAAGAGAATTGTTAAAACTTTCAAAAAGTAAACTACCTGCTGAAAATACTAGCATAGGTAAAACAAATGTTAATGAAGGTGTTTATCAAACAACAAAAAAACAATTAGATGAAATTAAAAGTTGCATTCCAGATTTAAATGATTTCTATAATAAAAACATAAATGGAGATACTCTTTATTCAATAATTGTAAAACAAACACCAACTTTGCAAATTGACAGTAAAGAAGCTTATTTGGATTTTTTAAACCAAATAAATGATTCTAAAAAATTTGATATTAGTTGGACATTACCTAAAAGTTCAAGTGGGTCTTTTTACACAGCATTTACTGATTTAGATTGGGTATACGAAGTTGAAGGCTTAAGTTCTAAAGAAGCAGATAAACTTATTAATGATTTTAAATTATAAACAAATGGATAAAAATCAAAAAGATATTCAATTATTAATTGAAAAGATTGAAAAAAAATCTGGAAAGAAAGTTGTTTTAGAAAAGCAAGAAAGATTATCAAGAATTAGTACAACACAAGATGTTGGTTTATTTGTAAATGAATATTTAAAAAACAGTATTACAGATTTAAAAAATGGTGCTAAAATTGCATTTGATGTAAAATATATTTACGGAAGTGGTTACGAAGTTATTGCAAACGAGAAATAACAACAAAAAAAAGGTTAGAAAATATTTTCTAACCTTTTTTTTTAATATCTTTTAGGTCCTCCGTTTATAGAAATGTTTTTTTGAACACTACCTCCAGAATAATCTGCACATATTTCGGCTTCCATTCCTAAGGATTCTAAAATGTCATAAACTTTATCACATAAACTATCAGGGTAATAAGCTCCTAACAAAATAATTGTTTGATCATCTGCTACTTTTACTCTACAAGGAATTTTTTTTTCAGTTAGTTTTTTAACTAATAAATTAATTTGTTCATCAGGATAAACTTCTTCTTTTAAGATGTTTCTTTTTACACTTTCTTTAAAAGATAAATTTTCTTTTGCTTCTACAAAAGTAACTTTCTTTTTGCTAATGCGTTGGATTTTTTCAACCAACAATTCAATTTCTAATTGTTTTTCTTTTTTTGTCTTCATTTAACTATTTAATTAATGTTATTTCTTTCAAAACCATAGTTTAAATTGATTATTATCTTTACTATATGTTCTTATATCTAAATATAAAATAATAGGTTTAAATCGCGTGTTTTAATTTTCTATTATTATTTTTTTTGTATACAAAATTTTGTTATAACTAATTACTATAAAATAAACTCCTGGGGTAAATTGATAATAATCATCCGAACAAAAATCTATTTCTTTAATTATATTAACTTTTTCTTTAACAACGCTGACTCCTAATTCGTTAAATATTTCCACATTAACATTTATTTCTTTTTTGCTGTTAAAAGAAATTTTAAACTCTTTTAAATTTGGAAATGAAATTAAAAATTCAAAATCATCTATTAAAATACTTTTTGTTTTACTTGTTGTATTTTGTCCATTTATATCAGTTTGTTTAAGTTTATAATAATTAATTCCTTCTTGAGGGTAGTCATCAACATAATTATATATATTTTCATAACTACAAGTTCCGCAACCAGGAGTTGTATAAATATCATTAAAATCAACACCGTTAAATGATTTTAAAACACTAAAAAAATCATTATTATTTTCGCTTAATGTTTTCCATTCTAATAATACTGATTTGTTATGTTTAGCAACATCAAAATATAATAAATCAATTGGCAAAATAGAAACAACTTTAGTGTCGTAAAAGGTTTTACAGTTACTTATTCCAAGTGTAGTCATACTGATTTGGTCAGCATTTGAAACAGTAAAATCCATTTCTGGTTGGTTTATACCTAAATCAGTATTAGGTGTAGTAGAAGGGTAGCTATTATCTTCTTTTGAATAATATAATTTTCCTCCATTTGCAACAACCCCTAACACTCCTCGATTAAGTTCATGTCTTACTGGATTATAACAATAATATAGTTGACCGGTTGAAGAAACATTTATTATATTATTTCCATCATCAAAATTCCCAAAGTTTATATTTGCAATAAACATAATTTTATTATCGGTTATTGTTATACCACCACCAGAAGAAGATAATGAAGAAACATATACATCTCCATTGTTTGTTAAACTAGCCCCTCCTCCATTTAAATTAAAAATTCCATCTCCATTATTGTCTGTATCATTTGTATATATTCCTCCAGTACTACTAATAGTTATAGAACTTAAAGATGATGTAATATTTCCATCATAGACATCAATTTTTCCGTTTATTGCAAAAGAATTATATCCTGTTAAGTTTAAGTCAGACTTTGTTATATTAAATTTACTTCCTGTATTAAGAAAAATATCGGTTGAAAAGTTTAAATTAGAAAAAACGACAGTTTTTCCACTATAATTTGTATTGTCAATATTAATAACACCAAAGTTGCTTAAAAGAGAAGAGGCATTATGAGTAAAATTTCCATTAGTTATTTTGATAACACCATTTATATTGTTAGTTAATGTAGTATTTTGATTATCAGAAAAATTACCAACCAAGGTTAAAACACCATTATTCGTTATAATATTTCTATCAGATGTTGAAGAACTAGAGCCTTGGTTTTGAGTTAAATTTCCAGTTATGTTTAAAACACCGTTGTTTACTAATATAGATTTTGATCCATCAAGTTGTGTTATTCCAGAAGTAGTTAAAGAACTTCCTGGGTTTATTGTTAAACTCATAGGAGAGCTATAAGAAACTCCCATGTTTAAAACTCCTGAATAGATAATAGATTTATTATTACCTATAATTACTATATCTGATGAAGAAGGAACTCCGTTCGGTGTCCAATTTGTAGGTGTTGACCAATTGCCACTAGTTGTTGATGTATATGTTGTGCAATAACAATTTATTGAAAAGAGCAATAAAATAGATAAAATAGTTTTTTTCATTAACGGTTTTTTGTTAAATATAAATAAAAAAACCTCTTATGTTTAAAAATAAGAGGTTTTTGTTAATATACTTTAAAAAGCTATTTTATTGTTGCAGTTGCAGTTGCAATTTTTCGTTTAACCAATTAATACTGTAATGATTAGTTTTAAAATCGCTTTTCTTTACAGGCTTTTCTAAAGTAATCCCTTCTAAAGTTCTACATCTTGAAAGAGCTACATAACCTTGACCTTCTCCAAAAAAACCTTTTCCGTTTAAAATTATAGTTTTATCAAAAGTCATACCTTGGCTTTTGTGAATCGTAATTGCGTAACCAATTTTAATAGGAAATTGTTGGAAAGAACCAATTACATTATTAATAATTTGTCCTTTGTCGTTTAAATCATATTGAATTTCTTCGTGAACGACAGGTTCAATTTTATGTTTCTTTCCGTTAATTAAAACAATTGCTAAATGATCTTCTTCATTATAACTATCAAAAGTACCTAAAGTACCGTTAACATATTCTCCACTTTCAGAACAATTTGAAAGCATCATTATTTTACATCCTTTTTTTAGTTTTAAATTTTCAACCAATACAGTGTTTGCAGTTTTAAATTTTCCTACAACTGCGGCTTTAAATTCATATGTTTTTCCTGGAATTTCTTCTAACATTATATCATTCAATGCGTTAACTGTATCGTTAGTGCTTGCTAAATAAATAGCGTTATCATCTGTAGTAGTAGAATCAATTAATCTTGAATTTAAGACAGCTAAATGCTCAGAATTTGTTTTTCCTAATCTAATTGAATCTAAAGTTTTTGAAAAACTTAAATCTTGTTGTCTAAAGTTTTTTGTAAGACAATGATATTTTACATCTTTACATGCTTTAAAGGAGTTACTATCAAAGAACATTGAAGAAGCATATAATTTATCAAGTTGTACTTTTAAAGAACTATTGATTACTGGTTGTAACTGACCTACGTCTCCAAACATTATAATTTGCTTTCCTCCAAATAATTCTTTATTTTTTAAAGATCTTTGGCAAACTATATTGATTTGATCAAGTAGTAAGGAAGATACCATTGATATTTCATCAATTACTATTGCATCTGCTTCAAATAAAATTTGAGCTTTTTTCTCACTTAAAGGTCTAGTTTTATAGATATTTGCTTCAACTGGACTTATGTTGAAAAAAGAATGAATCGTCATTCCTTTAATGTTTGTAGCAGCAACACCAGTAGGGGCTACCTTAATACAACAAGTTTGAGTTAAAATGTAGTTTAAAAGTGTACTTTTCCCTGTTCCTGCATTTCCTGTTATAAAGATTTGCTTTGCACCGCTTTTAATATCTTCTAAAACGCTTTTGTATTCTGATGTAATAATTGTTGTTACTGTTTTCACTTTCTAATGTCTAAAAGATTTCCTACTTCGCTAATTTGATTTTTTTTTGAAATTAAATCTTTGTGGTGTTCAAGCCATTTTAAGTCACAAAAACAAAAAGCTTTAATTTTAAACTCTTCACATAATTCCATGTATGAATCCCATTCATCATACGCTTTGCTTAATCCGTCCATATTTTGTAGTTTTTATTATTTATATTTTTAAAAGAGGTAGAATAAACTACCTCTTTTCCAAGGTTGACTTTGTTTAAACTTCTCTTTTTTCTCCGTAAACTTCAATATGAAGTCTAGGGCAATAAATAAAATCTTCTTCTATACATTTATTAATCACCCACTTAGATTTTTCTTGCATTTCTTTTTGGGTAATACCTTCAGGCATTAAATATATCATTTGAGGAGTAACATCTTCTAGTTCTTTAAGATATTTACTTTTTATTTCTTCAATATCTCTTTCGCAAGTTACTACAAATTTTAATTGAACTCCTGTATTTGAATTTTCATGACTAAAGTTAACAAACTTTTGAATAGGTAATAAATTATTACGATATTTTTCGTGATTAACAAGTAATCCATCTTCAAGAAAGATACCAGATGCTTTACATTTTTCATCCGTAGGTGTTGAATTGCTAAGTTTAGGAGATAAAGAAATTAGAGAAATTCTTTTACATAATTCTTCGTTGTAAATAGTACCGTTTGTTTCTACAGTAACTATTAATTCTAAATCTTTTAAACTATCTAATAGTTTAGCTAGTTTTTTTGCTTGTAAAAAAGGCTCTCCTCCTGAAATAACTAAATGTTGTCCTTTTTTTACGTTATTTCGGATAATCTTTTCGGCAGTCTTTTGTGTTACCCAATTTTGCTCATGTTCAAAACTTGAATACCAGGTATCACATTTGTTTGGAATTGCTTGAGAATCAGAGGATTTAAACAAACAGCGCAAATTGCAGCCGGAAGTTCTAAGAAACAAACTTAAACTTCCTGCAAACATTCCTTCACCTTGAACTGTACCTGGAAATCTACTTTCCAATTCGGTTACTTCTTTTACTCTTTTTCCATTTTCATCAAAAATGATCGGAAAAATCCCATTTTCTACTAACATTAAGTCATCTGTACTGTCAAGTGTTTTCTTCATATATTGTTTTTGTTCTTAAAATAATTAATAAATTTTAAAGATTAGACTTCCAGATATCAAAATCATTACATTTTTGTTTTATTATATCCCAAAGTTCTCCTTCGCATTTTGATTCAAAGCTTCCAAATAACTCAGAATCTCCTTCTAATAAAACATATTCTCTGTTTTGATCAATATCTTTTCTTTTTACATAAACATAGTAATGGCAATTATAAAAACTAAAAGATAAACTATAACTGTCTACAATTTCTTTGTCGTCATCATCATAATGAGCAGCTTGTGATTCTACATAGTGTAAAATTGTGTTTTTGTCGATTTTTTCTTGTAAATTCATTGTTTTTAATTCTTATCTGTAATTACTCCTGTTTTTCTAAAATATTCTCCCCATTCTTTTACAAAATGTTCTAGTTGGCGAAAATCGCAAAGGTGAAGTTGTATTTGTTCGTGTGAATTTTCGGTAGGAAATTCTCCATTTGAATGAATTATCATTTCCATACAACCGTTTACTTTATTTTTATCAACCTCAAAATGAACATGTGAATAGTAACCGTCTATTTGAAAGCCAGTATTAGGAAAGTAATTTTCGCATTCTTTTACGTTTTGTAAATCTTCGTTTTTTATTCCTAAATTACATGGGTGATACCATCCAGTGTTTTCTGCTAATTCCCCATCAAGATGGTTTAAACAATCAAAGCAATTGTTATTTTTCATATATAGTATTTATTTAAATTTTTAAAATCCTAATGCTGATAGCCAATTTTCAAGCCATTGCCATTTATATCCCCAATGACCACTAATTATATAATTAACAGGCATAAAGATAAAAAGAATAGCCATAACAACTAAAGCTGGAATAATTGAAAGTCTAATATAAACAGGTGTTTTAACAAGTTTTTTTTTGTAAACTACAAAGTCTGATTCCGCTAATCTATCACAAATCCATTCTGTAGTTTCGTGTTGTAAAGCAGGAATTGTTTTTCTTAAACTTTTTGCTACTTGATAGTCAGCTTGTTTTTTTAATCTCCAATATTGTGACATAAGTTATAGTTTTAAAAATTTAAATAAATAAATGTTGCTAAAGATATAGCAGTAATTTTCCAAAATAAAATAGGTAAGATCAAATATCTTTTACTCCAACCAAAGTCTTCAAACGCTCCAGGATAAAAACCAACTAAACAATAAAAAACAAACCATGTTAACCCTTTAATACTACCAAAAATCAATAACCATATTAACCAATTAAGATATAATAAAGGAAAAGCAATATTGATTAATGATAAGTTTTTAATAATTGGTTTTGTCTTAAAACTGAAAAACATTATAGGGAGAATGTTACTCCATTGATACCCAATTTGATAAAACTGAACAGGATCAATTTTTTTTCCAATATAAGCAGGTCCTGAAAAGATTTGTAAAACTTTACTATCTCCAAAAACACTTCTTGATGTTTTCATTATTCTTCGTTTTCTGTTAAATCAAAATGCTTTTTAACATCTTCTACATCTATTTCAGACAAAATATCTGATATGTTATAAAAAGCTACAAAATCTTTAATGGATATTAAATCGATTAAATCATTTTTACTTACACCTTCTAAATTTGCTGTCACTTTATTACTTGAAGAAGCACTAATTTTAGCTTCGTTCACATCTAATTGTATATCCATTTTATTGCATTTTAATTTATATCTAAAAATAACAAAAATAACAATACAAACCAAACTTATTTAAAGAATAAATTCATATTTATTTAAAAAAAACATAAGTAATGAACCAAACACCTTTAGAAAAAAGTTTTATTGAAAAAAAGGAACTAAATCCATTGTTTTTTACTAACAATAAACTAAATAATGAAGTAAGAAAAAAACTTCTTGAAATCGCGACACAATTTATAGATTCTTTAAAGCTTGAAGGTGTTTCTGTTAAAGATATAATTTTAGCAGGAAGTTTAGCAAATTACAATTGGAGTTCTTACTCTGATGTTGATTTACATGTTTTGTTTGATTTTAGCGAAATAAATGAAGATGTTGAATTGGTAGCTGAATATATGTTAGCAAAAAAATCAATTTGGAATTTAAAATATAATATTAAAATATTTGACTTTGATGTTGAATTATATGGTCAAGATGAAAATGAAGATTTTGTTTCATCAGGAATTTATTCAATAAAAAATAATTCTTGGGTTATTGAACCAAAAAAAGAAAACCACGCAATTCCTATTAATAAGTTAATAAGAAAAGCAAGTTTTTTTACAAAAATAATTGACAATATTATAGAGGTAAAAGCAAATGTTGACAAAAAACTTGAGTTGATTGAGAAAATGGAAGATAAAATCTCAAGATTTAGAAGCACAGGGTTAGAAAACGGTGGCGAATTTTCAGAAGAAAATTTAGTTTTTAAGATTTTAAGAAGAACAAATTATATTCAAAAATTAAAAGACTTTAAACAAAATCTTATAATTCAGAAATTAAGTTTAAAATAAGATTAGAAGGTATTGAATATGTACATCTAATATGATTGTCATATCCTGATGCTGTTGTAATTCCGATTAATTCGCCTTTAGAATTTATTAAAGCACCACCACTACTTCCAAAATCAGTAACTGTAGTTGATTGTATAAAAGTTAAATTTTGATCAACAGTTAATTTGGTTGCTTTATCTTTAATAAATCCAAGAGAAATTGTCTTTTTTACTCCTAAAGGGTTTCCTACCGCCGCAACTTGTTCAGATATACGAATACTATCACTATTAGCAATTTTAATAGGAATTAAATTATTTGAATTAATTTTTATAATTGCAATATCATTTATAATATCATTTTTTACAATAGTTGCTAAACAAACTCTATTATTAGGTAAAGTAACTAAAATGTTTAAACTATTTGAAACAACATGGCTGTTTGTTAAAATGTAGCCGTTTGAATTAATAACAATTCCAGATGCAACACTAAAAGAATTTCCCTTTTCAATAGTTTTTATATAAACAACACTTTGTGTAACATACTCAATGTTTTTAACCAAGTCGTTTTGCGATTTTAACTGCGATTTTACCGAAGTACTATCAGCATTTGATATATTAACCGATAACAACAAAACAATTGTTAAAATCGCGGTTTTTGAAGCAATGTATATCTTTTTCATAAGATTATTTTTAGGTTTTTATTTATATCTAAAGATAATATAAAATACATTACCATACAACAAAAAAACCGAATAGAATTAACTAATTCGGCTTTTTATTATTTTTTTCTTTTTGGCTTTCCTTTTTGGATAGGTTCTTCTTTTATTTCTTCTAAAAGTTTAGGTAAGTTATCGATAAGAAAACTTCTAATCATTTTTTGGTTGCTTGTTTTTATATTAACAGGATCTATTACAGATGTAAATATAAATCCTTCGTTTTTTAGTTTTTTATGTATATGAGTTAATTCGGGAATTGAACTTATACATGTAAAAGCATCTTTATCTGGAGTAGATCTATTCGCAGAATATGAATCTAATAAATTATAAATTTCATTACTATCAGAACTTGACATAAAATCAATAACATCTGAAATTGAATTAACTTTTTTCATAAAACTAAGCGTTTACAAACTTCCAAATAATTTCTGCTTTTAAAACTAATTCGTCAGCTGTTTCTGCAAATTTCCCTGCATAGTCAATACAAACAAGTTTTTTTTCAAGTTTCACAACGTCTTCATTAAACTTTAATTCTTTTTCTCTTAATTCTAATTCTCTTTTTTGATACTCTTCTAAGCCGTTATTGCAACCACTGCAACTTTCATTCTCGTTTTCTTTACACATAATTTTAATTTTTAATTAATATTTTTATTATTAAAATAAGAAAAAAAATATTAAAATTGAATTTTTTAATATTTATTAAAGAATGAGAGAAGTTTTAAACATACAAAATAGAAATGGAGTTATTATTGGGTCTTTTAAAGGGGAAAACAATTTTAATTCTGAAGTAACACAATTTGCTAAAGAACAAATTTTTAAATATGTTAGTAGTGATACACCTAATTTAGTTTTTATTTTAGATATGAATCATTTAACTCGTTTTGATAGTTCTACATTAGGTTGTTTAGTAGCGAGTTTAAGAGCTGCAAAGAAACATAATAACTCTTTTATTCTTTGTAATTTAACTAACAAGTTTAAAGAAGTTCTTGATATTATGCATTTAACAAAAATGTTTACAATATACGAAACTCTTGAAGAGTTTTTCGAAATTTAATTTTTATTCTTCAAATTTTTTTAAAATCATTTTATAATATTCTAAATCTTTAGATCCACCAATAATTGATTGAATTGTGTCGTATTTGATTTTTCTTATCTCTTTAGAAATGTGTTCTTTAGGAATATCTAAGTGAAGTGAATCTTTCGGCACCCAAAAATAACTACTGTGGGTTTGGCATCTAGGTTTATGGCAAATAGCAAACTGAGTTTCTTGTAAATCTGGAGAGTAACTTATTTCAATTTCATCTATTTCTCCTAAAAAAGTTGTATTGTCAACAGCTAATTTTCCCATTTTTGTAATTTTAAATTTCAACTACTAAATAATTATCTTCTAAGTTTTCTTTAGTTTTATGTAAAACATCACAATAAATAATAGAAGTATTTTCATCCATTTTCCCTAAGGTAAATTCTGAAACTTTACTATGACCTACATATTGGTGAATGTCTTTAATTATGTTTTGAAAAGATTCTTTAGCGTCCGCCCATAAGATTCCTGAACATGGATTATAACCACCTCTTATATAATTACACCAAGCTAAAGTATCTAAAAAATCAACCGACATTCTATTAATTACTTCAGCAAGGTTAGATTTATCTTTTAATAACCCTAAGTTGTTCATAATTACTCTACAATAATCAAACCATTGTAAAGTTACTCCTGCATGCGTAAATAAATAATTTTTTATTTGAAATGCAAAAGTAAATATTTTTTCATTTTCTTGAAATGTTTTTTTTATTTCTTTTGCGTTTATTTCATCATATCTTGAACAAGGAGAAACATCAAACAAGTAATGTGCATCATGGTTTCCTATAAGTAATATAACCTTTTCACTATTTTGTTTTTTAAATTCAATAATTTCTTTAAGATTAGTTATTGTTTCTTTGAAAGAATAATTAGTTACTTTTTTATCCCATTGAGATTCAAAAGGATACGGATCCATATAATCTCCTAAAAAAACATAATAATCAACATTTGGGTTATTGTGTACAATTTGCTTCCAGATAGTTCTACTATGAATATCTCCTATAACTACAATTTTTTTCATTTTATTCTGTCAAATTTAAAATTCCTTGCATAGCAAGTTTATCAATTACTCTTAAAGGTATGAACTCTAAAGTATAAATATCTTTTTCTTTTAAATACCATTGTATTTCAGTCAAATCATATTTAGTAAATAAATTAAAAAGAGTGTAATTAACTTCTTCTTTATAATACTTTGTAACTTTTGTTTGACATTGGTTGTTTAGAATTTCTAAAAATTCTGTTTTAAATTTAACTAACGACAGCTGCATTTTTGTTACTAATTAAAGAATTAAAACCATTATTTATTGAGTCAAAATAAATTATATATTCTGATTCAAAACTAAACACTTCAGAATCAGGAGTTTCAGAAGGTAAAATCATTAAAACTTCAAAAGTCCATTCATTTAATTTAGTTTTTCTAAAATATAAACCGAATGGTGTTGAGCTATGACTTAAATGATTCCACCATCTAAAAAAAGGAGCGTTACGAGTTTTTCCAATATAACTTTTATTAGTGCTTTTTTCAGTTATTTTATAGATGTAATTTGGACTGTCACTTTTTACATAATATTGATCATCAGGCATTTCACAGTTTTTATATTCATCCATACAATAACTTCCACCATCTCTACTTTTACAAAACTTTTTATCACCATACAAACGTTCGTTTTTTACAGGGTTGCTAATATATTCGTTTTCATGTTTATGTCCACAATGATCACAAACCCAAGGAATGTTATTTTCAACTATTTTTCTTTCATAATCATATAACTCAAAAATGACTACATAAAAGAATTGTGCTGTATCTTTGGTTTCTTTTTCGTAAACTTTTTCTTTTTGGAAAAATTGAGGATACTTTTCAAGTAAATATTGCTTTACTTCTTTTTTGTCTTTTGCTTCAATCAATCTTTCTTCTACTACATTCCAAGTTCCAAATCCGTGTTCATTAGTTAAAATGTTGTGACTAGACATAGATTTTATAACACGAATAAAAGCTTTAAAGTATTTTATATCTGACATTAAATATATTTTTTTATTAATTTAAATGTTTCTTCTAAGTTAGAAAACGCAATTTCTTGATCCACTCTAAGAGGTAAAAAAGCCAAAGTAAACCCATGTTCAGAATAAAGTTTTTCTTCAACCGGTTTATTGTTTATTTTAGTTAAATAAACCCAAGGATAATTTGAAACAGTTTCAATATTTATTCCAATTTTATTTAAGCGGTTTATAAAAACACCAATTTCGTTTTTCATAAGTTGTTTTTAAACCACAAATAAACATCACCACTAGTAATAGCATTTGACAATCCATACAATAAAATATTCACTTTCAAATCATCAGGTAGTTTGTCGTAATATTGTTTTATTTCATTTTCTTCAGCAGATAATCCAAGTATATCTAAATCACAAAGGATTGCGTGCAAGCCAGTGTAATCAGTAAAGTTTAACGTTTTATGAATTAAATTTTCCAAATCTTCTTTACTAATAGTAAGAGGAATAAAAATTTGTTTAATTTTCTGAACAGGAGAAACCTCTATAGATAAACCAACACATTGTTCGTTTTCATATAAAGGCTTTATACTGAAATCATTTAATTTATACCCTAATTGATTTTCAAGTTCTTCTTTTGTAATTTCTAAATTCATTTTCTTCAATTTAATCACGACCTTGTAGCAACTCAGGATTTTCAAAAATATTTCCTGCGTAATGTTTTTTATCTATTTCTAATCCAAAAGTTCCATCATCTTCTAAAGTTTCTTCGTTTTGAAGAGTTTCTCCATAAGTTAACCAAACAAACCTTGACCAATGATTAATCCATTTGCAAACAAAATATAACCTTTCGTCTCCATGGTCAAACTCTAATTCTTCGAAATAAATATCACCTTCGTAAATATCTCTTTCTTTTAAATCTTTTTTTCCTACAAATTCAGTAACTTCTAAATCATTTAGTTCATCTAGACTAATTGAAGATAGCATTCCAAGCAAAACTACTTCCCCAAATAAACTAAATCCACCTAAATTTGGGTATTCGTATCCAAACAACCATTCTTTTTTAAGTTTATGCCAAACTCTATATTTTTGATATTTCATTTTTATTCTGTTGCTTTGTTAAAACCATATATGATTAATCCAAAAAAGGTAAATATTCCAATCATAGTTCCTAATCCAAGTAAAATATCAATAGCTAAATTGTATTTCAACATATTAGCATAAATAAAAGTTGGAATAATACTTAAAGTAGCACAGGCTATTGATAAACCTATAATTTTATTTTTCATCTGTTTGTTTTAATAATTTCAATTGCTTTTAAAATCAAAAGTTCTCTAGCTTTTTCATAAGAATCATATGTTTCGGATTCTATGTTATCTTTTTTGTAATCATTCACTATTATTTCGTAATAATATCCAATAGTATTGCAATTATTATCTCCAGCAGGCGAAATGCATACATCTGTATTATGTTCTATTCTCAACCAATCAATAACTTGTTGCCATAAAGGAACTATTATTGAGTTATCAAAAACATTGCAACAAGGAAACCCATTAATACTATGGTTTTTGTTGTACAAATAAAAAGATTCATCTTTGTCTTCAAAATTAAACTGAAGAAGTAAATTAGGGTCAAAAACAGCCAAGCAAGGTTCATCAAACCCTAATTCTTTAAGTTCTTTAGCAACTTCATATGTTGCAAATTGGTCTTTTAACATATTTTTTTAGATAAAAAGTCTATAATAACTTGGCTATATGAAAAAATTAAAAAATACATTATTTCTGCAAAAATAACTACAAAAGTAATAGTATTAAACATGATTCTAAAAGGATACTTAGAACTTAACCCAATATAAACATCAAACTTGCTTTTATATTTATCATAGCCGGTGGTCTTTTTAACTGCTAATATATTAAAACATTGAACAAGTATAGCAATTATAATAACTATTATATACCCAATTGTCATTTTATATAATTTTTTTTAATTCAACATCAAATATTGGTGCACAATGTTTAAGTTGCGCCCATCTTACTCCATTAAGAGTTTTTGGATCAAGGAGTTGTCCTTGTTTATATCCACCATAAGATATAGTATGATAATAAATTCTACCCCAATGATAAACAAGAATTAAGTTTTTTTTGTAGTGCCACTTATTTCCATCCGATAAATCATGATAAGGAACATCTTTTCCTAAATCATAGTTAGCAGAAAGTGAATAGTTTTTAGCTTCAAAATTATCAAGCTTTCTAAACTTTTTACCTTCGTACTCCCATGAATGTTTTACATTTTTGTAGTATTCATTCATCAATCTACAAAATTCTTGTTTTTTTACTTCTTTTGGGTTTAACAAATTAAATTCTTCAAGAGTTAAAACAGGATTAATTTTTTCTGTGTAATTTCTTGTTTTGTAAACTTTTGTTTCAGGATTAAACTGAATAAGTTTATCATCTATTGCAGATTTGTAATATTTCATAAACTAAATGTTATGTTTGATTAAATTTCTGCTATAATAACTTAAAGCTCCGATAGAGTTGCGAACATAAAAAGGATTGTCTTTACTTGTTATGTTATTTCCTTTTGGAAATATTTTCAATACCTCGGAAAATGAATCTTCAGTATCATTAAAAATTTGACATCTACCTAATTTGATACCATCAAGTTCTTTTACGGTTTTGTAAGCTGGTCTTTGCATATTATAAAGAAGTTAAAATTTTTGATATTTTTTCTGGAGGAAAACCTTTGATAAATTTAACTTTAATTTTTGAACTTTCATCCTTGTTTAAAGTTAATCTAATAGTACTGTTGTAGTTACAATTAGCTACATTACAATAAGCTAATTTCGCGAATAAAACAATTTGTTTTAAGTCTGCTAAAGAATCTTTAGATAGTTTTACTCTAATTTCTTCCTTTGCTATTGTAATTCGCGGTTGTGCAGTTAATTCTTCTTGTATAGAGATAGGTTTAATAGAAGAATCTCTTTCAACTATTTTCAAATCACTATTGTTGTTTAAACTTATCCAATCTTCTAAAGATAAGTTATTGATTTCTTTACAACTCATATTTTTAGGGTTTTAATTTAAAATAAAATTACAAAGAATATCAATACAAACCAAATTATTTTACAACCTTCTTTTAATTTTTATTAACTCTAAAGCAATTTCTTGAACTGTGTCAATATATCCATCCTTAAACTCATTATGACCCCCATGTATCTTCACCCAAGACGTTTAATAGGTTTTTATAAGCTGTGGTTGTTACTGACATATAATTAATTTTGGAAGTTTACCATTACCTTTTTTTAACAAATATTCGTGAAGTTTTCCATTCTTATATACTTTAAGAAAACTTGTTATTGTAGTTTCTTTTTCTTTTTGACAAGGTATAAAAAAACAATGAATACCTCTTGTTGATTTTTCTACTTTTTCTAAAAGTATTATTGTATCGTCATTTACAATATATCTTTGGTTTTCAAAATTCATTTTTTTTGATTTTGAGGAACTTCAGTTATTAAATTACAAACATAATGAGCTACATTACTTCTATAACGATAAGAAACAACCCTAACTGCCGAATCTGTAATAACTAAATAATAATCATCAGTGTTAGCAATAATATATACATCAGCATTTTTATATTGATTTTTAATGTCAGGGATTGCAGAACTGGTTGCTTGAGTTTTACAATTTTCTTGACAAGAACATAATATAAAGAAAATACAACCGAAAATAAGAAATAATTTATTTTTCATAATTTTGATTTTAAAGAGTTATTATTTTAAAGTTAATGTTATACCTGTTACACCTGGAATAAAGCTAAATAATACAGGATATGACTGAAATACAACCTCTTTTATAGTTAAAGGTGATCTTAGATAATTATAATTTTTAGTATTCCTGTTTGTTTTCAATTGGTGGTTGTTAACACCACTTCTTAATCCACCTTTTTTGTTTCTCATGCTTAATCTATTTTAATTATTTTTTCTCCAAAGGGTGTCCCATTAGCAAATGTATAATTTTCAAAAAGGTTTTGAAGTGTTATACATTCGTTATTATTGTCAATTACCGAATCTTTAGAAATGTATTTTATTGTTCTTACTTCTCCAGTAAGAAAAATTTTGATTTTACAATCAATCCAGTTTATATCTGTTTCAGTGAAAGGAATATGTGTTTCTTTTGGAACATCTTTCCAGTTGCTGAAATATTTGGTTGTAAAAGTTACTCCATGTTTAAACCTTTCAATACAACTAGGGTCTACACAAACAATACCATCTGCACATTCAAAGAGCATAATTGTTTTGCATAGACTTGCTAAACCTTCCACTCCAGGTTTTTCGTAAGCATATACTTCTTTATATTTTTCTCTTTCTTTGATTATTTGTTTATCTAAAATAAACAAATCAACAACACTAAAGTTATAAAGCCAAATAAACTTAAAATTTGTTTTTATGTTTTTATGAAAAATTGTACCTCTTTCATTATTAGCTAAATAAACACATGGACCTTTTACAATAATCTCTCCAATACATTTTGTGTTATCAATAGTTGCAGTAAATTTAGCACCGTGATATTTTAATAAATTTTCTGGTTTCATTTTTTAATCATTAAAAACATTATAATATTTTTGTATTTTATCATCAATTAATTCAATTTTCTTTTTAACTGAATCTTCAAGTTTTTTCTTATCTCCTTTTAAATAAGCAACTTTTAATCTTAAAAAATACATGACATCTTTTTTGCCAATTACAACAATTTTTTTTGAAAGTTCAAGATTGTCGCAACTAATATCAATAACATGTTCTTCTAAAGAAGACAAATCAAGAATAGTAAGGTTATTTAAATCGTTATTAATAACTTTTCCATACAGAGCTTTTGAAGTAGAAGATAAGCTCCACCTTATAAATTCTCCTTTTTTTAAACTTTTAAATTCCATTTCTAACTACATCTTTAGTTTTAAATTTAACTGAATGGTTCGTTATTATTTGCTAAATATTCTTTTTGGATTTTATCAATTTGAGACTCATACCAATAAGTTTTTTCGTTTTCTTCTTTTTGTTTAGCTAACTTACTTATAGCTTCCATATTCCATTTACTACCATCCTTATCTGTAAAAATTTTACCATCATTTTTAAGTTTTTGATGTACAGATTTTCTGTAGTTGTATTCTTCTAATTTAAGATTTATTTCTTTAATATCTCTTTTGCGAGCATCTAAGTTTTTATAATATGTATTGCCGTTAATTGCAAGTTCTTGTTCTTCAACTATTTTCATAGAGTCTAAATCTATTCCAAGAGAAATAGTTAATATATAAGATCTACAAGAATTTAAAATAGAAGTAAATTCTTTTTTTTTGTATTTTCCTATAACAGTATATTCATCAAAATTTGATGTTACTTTAGTTCCGTTATCAGTATTTTTTGTGTTTATTATAACGTCTTTAGTAACATATAAATAATATCTTTCAGTAGGATATTTACAGTTATAAAACATTAATGATTCTAATTTGATAATACTACCAATTTCTATATCAATTACAGTTGTATGCTTTTTATCAATATCTATAATTAAATATATTTTGCCAGTTGTAGAAGATTGTATTAGAGAGTTCCTTAAACTCATAAATATTCTATGTGATTTACAACTTCTAATAAATGAATAATCATCATATTTTTCAGGTCGTGACCTCCAATAAATAGTTTTATTTAAAAAACTCGTTTGTATATCAGTAAAAGCTTTTTTTACAATTGCTGGTTTGTTCTTTTTTATATAAGCAATAAGCTCATTAATTTCTGCAATACTTTCTACTTCCATTTTCTTTTTATTTAGTTTGTATATCTAAAGATAATAAATAATTTCATACAAACCAAAAAATTATCTTGACTTTATCTTTTTTTTAATAAGTACAGTCGTAATCATATGATAAAGAACGACCATCATTGTGAATTTGCTTGTAGTTTTTTTCGTAATCTTCTCTATTTTCTTTAGCTATTCTAGTAGTAATTGCATTTTCTACTCTTCTAGATTTAGCTCGATTTATTTGTTTTCTTACTGATGTTCTCCAACCCATTGTGATTTGGTTTTATAAGTTTTCTTTAATCCACTTTTCTTGAATTTGAGGATAAGTCATGGTAGATTTAAATTTCTCCATTAATTCGCTATCTCCACCTATTGTAGCTTCTTTGTTAAATTTTCTTATGAGCTCAATTACTTCTTCTCTACTGTAACTAGTTTTAGTTCTTTTAACATCGACACAGTTTTTTGAATCTGTTTTGACAAAATATTCTCGAAATTGATTAAAATGACCCATTTCTTTATTAACAGTATATCCATATTTTACTGTTATATCTTCGATAGTTTCGTCATTTCCATTATAAGCTTTTATGTATTCTCTAATAAAACTTTCGCTTATTTGAGGCAAGCCTAATTGAGTATTGGTTGAAGCAATAATTTTTCGAACTTCAAAACCTGAATCTAAATTTTCTGTAGATTGCTTTATTGTTAACTGACCTCTAGGTATTCTATAAATGTAGAAATTGTTTTCTTTTATTTTTTCATCCGATGTTATATAAAGATGTTGTTTTTTTACGACATTCTGTTTTAAATATTTATTTATCAACATACCGCTATTTACCCAAAACTTTTTTTTCGCTTTGCTTAATCTCGCTTATTCGATGAATTATGTTTAAATGAAGTTTATTGTCATCGTTCAAAAACAAAACAAGACTTCCTTCTGATAATTCTCCTATTTCTTTTGAACTTATTCTGTAAATTTGACACTTCTTTTCCATAGTTTTTTTTAATACGGTTCAACAACATAAGATCCACATATAACGGTTGTATCTATTTTTCCATAAGAAAAACCTAAAAACTTAACGCAACCATTACTTTCATATTTTAATTCACTTAAAGAATACCAATATTCTTCTTTAAACCCAGTTCCAGTTTTAATTGTATATTTAAATTTATTTGGATTGTTTGATTCTACATTTATAGAACAACTTGCAAACCCAATTAATATAATTACAATATAAAAAAATAATTTTAACTTATACAAAAATTTCATCTTTAGTTGCTTTTCTAAAATATTCTGTGCGATATAATCCTATAACTTTACCTGTTACTAGATCTCCTATAATACCATAATTTTCCACCAAATCAGGTGTTCCAAGAAAAACATAAGTTTGATGTTCAGAAAATAGTTTTCTATAAATATTTTTTGGGTATTTTTTAAAATCAAAACATACTAAAGTCATAGGTTTGAAAGATTCATTTTCTTTCTTTTTTTCTACCGAAATAATAATAAAGTTAGATTCAATCTCAATTTTCGAGGTTTTATATTTAACATCTTCAATCTCAACATCTTCGTTTACTCTAAGGTCGTAATCACAAAGGAAAGATTTTGGAAAACCAATTTGATTTCCTTTGTCGTCTTTATAAATAATTTGCATAATTTTTATTTTTTTTCATTATCTAATTGTAAACTTCTAAGTTTAATACACATAACAAGTCTTTCACTTTCTGGTGCACAACCCATTGGATACCCATTTAAATTTCTATCCGAAAACCATTTGTTTTCTACTTCACCTAAATCTGTTAACATAACAGTTTCGTTTTCTATGTTAACCTCTTTGTCGAAAAGATTAAAAGAGTTGCTGTTTATTTTAAGAGAATATCCTTTTAATCTTTTTTTTGCTATTTGATTTCTTAATTCCATCATCTGATCTCCAGATATGTTTGAAAAAATCAAACATCCATCTTTAAAAAGATCATAGTAAATTTTTTGTATTTCAGCAGGTAGTGTTAATTCACTTAACCCTTTGTTTAAAGAATCACAAAGATTAGTTAAATAATCAATATCTTCTTCTTTTACAGACCATTCATCAAGAATATCTCTAACACCTTGTTTCCATGCTACAATATCTTCCAAATCCTGATTCAAGCCAGGATAGTTTTTACTGTATTTAGGGTGTTGAGAATCTCTTACAGCTGCGCAACCAACTCTAATATCTACAAAAAATCTAGGTGTAGTATTTTCTTTCTCTTTCATAATTTTATTGTTTTAAAGTTAAGTTACCTTTTTCTTCAAGTTTTTCAAAAAGACGATCAGATTCTTCTCTTAGTTTTTTTGCCAATAATAATTGAGCACTTTCGTAAGTTAAACAATCTTGATCTAATATTTTTTGTAATTCATCTTTGTATATTCTAAGAGGTTCTTCTGTAAACCCTTCTATCAAAATATGGTAAGAACCTTTTCCTGATGGGTGTACACATAAGTATCTATACCAAACTACTCTGTTTGATTTTACACAATAAATTGTAATTCCTGATGTTAGTTCTTCTATACTCATAATTCTTAGTTTTTAATTATACCTAAATTTAAGAATTATTTGTATACAAACCTACTCATTTTTTAATTTTCTTGATATAAGTTATATTTGCAGCAAATGTTATGTACTTCAGGGATGGATTTTACACAAAAGAAATCTTTTGAAGATTCATCTATTAATGTTTGTCTAATATATTTTTCTCCTGCACGAATTTGATATTTATTATTTTTAGCAGTCAAGACTTGTTTTTTTTCTGTTAGAGTTAATTTATAGTAATTAAAAAATTCTTTTAAGTTATTTCCAAACCCTTCAAATATAAATAAACAAGAGTTGCATTCATATGTTTTTCTTGCGGTTGGATATGTTTCAGATAATACTCTCATAAATTAACTTTTTTAGCAGATAATAATTCAAATAATGATTCAATTTGATAATCATTATTGCAAATATCAATCATTTTAAGTATTTGTGCTTGTCCAAAATCACCATAAGGTCTAAACCAATCAAAGTTTTTCCATTTTACCCATGTAACAATATCACAAGTACTCATTCCACTTGTGTTATCTGGACTATGAGAACTACTTCCATGATGCATTTTGTACGGTAGTTCATCAAAAGGTGTTTTTCCAAAAACGTTTCGAATTTTTTTATCGAATTTATCTATTTTTTCGTCGTAAGTCATAATTAATTATTTTGTATTTTGAATATTTTATTTAAAACTTCTTTAAAAAAAACATTTTCTTTATATCGATCTGATTTTATAACAGTATTTATAAAATCTTTTTTATCATCAAAGCGAAAAACAGTAGAATCTAAATATCTTACATCGCTATATTTTAATTCTAAATTCGGATAATTAGTTGCGACAAAAGTCATAAACTCAATGTAACTGTTATAATCTTTTTTATAACGGTTTTTCTCAGTTATACTTTTTATTTCATAGTAAAACAAATTAACAAATATACCTAAAACCCCTAAAGGTTCTGGTTTTAATAATTCGTCAAGTTTATATAAATCTAAATTGCGAGAATCGATTAAATATTTCAATGCTTTTAAATCATAACTTCTCCAACATTGGTAAATTAAATGCACGGCTGTAAATTCTTTCTTTTTTAAAAAAATTTTTGCATCACTAAATTCTTTATCTAACAAACATTCTCCTTTTAAAGACAAAGATTCTTTGGAGTACATTTCTATCATTTTGCTATTTAAAATGAAATCAAAAAAATCAATTAGATCTTGATGCGTTTTTAACTTAACCATTTTATAAGATGCTCCAATTCCATAAACACGAATAGCTTTAGCAGAAACTAAATGAAGCAAAATTCTATCTCTTACTGAATAATCTTTACCATAACTTCTTAACTCCCCAGTAACCATTCTATTATGTAAAAGAGTGCGTGGGTCGTAATCCGAATAAATAAAATTACCTCCATTCATCCAATATTGACAACCTTCAGAGGTTGTATAAAATTTTCTTAAAAAATGATAAACAAAATGAGGATAAGTTTTTTTGTTTTGTTCATCATAAATAGTTAACAGTTTTTCTTCATCTACTTTAAATGATAAAAAATCGTAAATATTATCTCTATTAATGATTTCTTCTTTAGACCCTTCTTCAGTTTCTTTAATTGTTGATTTTAATAAAGAAAGCAAACCCTTTTTGTCCACCAAAAGAGAAGTTTTGTCTTTTGAAATATACTCATTTAATGTTACAGTAAGAGTAATTTCTTTTTTTATTTTTTTCATATATTTTTTATTATTCTATTCAACACCATCATAATCTTCAACATAAGCTTCAAGTTTTTTAGATTTTGGTTTTCTGCGAACTCCGAAAACTTGAAACCCTCTTTCTGACCATCCAAACGTAACTTCTAAATCTTCTTCACTCGGAAGGTAAAAATCATAAAGTTCGCAAATGTTGTTAAGTAAATTTTTATCAATATGTTTGTTTAAACAATCTGTATCATAATGAGATTCCCCAGCTAGTTCGTATTTGTAATAAGTTCCAAAAGAAGCTAATTCAATTTTTTCTATATCCGGGTAAGCTTCAAAAACCGAAGTCATTGCGTTTACAGCATCTTTTTTTAAATTCAAACTGGTTTTTTTATCAAAGTATTCAGCAATTTCATAAGAACGTTTATCTTTTAATACAACTTTTCCGTTTTGCATTAAAGTATATGTGTCGGCTTTAATTTCTAATTCTTCGCGAAGTTTTTCTTCTTCTTCTTTTTTAATTTTTTCTACTATTATTTTATCTTCACAATATTTTGAATAGTTGTAACGTTCTATAACTTTTTTAGGGGCTTTAATTTTTATGTCTTTTAAATTAAAATATTCTAAAATGTTAAAATGAACAGAATCTTTAAACTGAACAGTATGAACTCCTGCTTTTTTAAGAATAGTTTTGTCAATTTTTGCTTTATTGCTAGAATAATTATATTGATAAAACCGATCAATTACAGCTTTTGTAGGAGAATAAACACCGTCTTTAGTTTGTTTAGTTACTAAAAATAAATAGTCAATGTTTTGAAGATCTTCTATTTTGTTTACCTTCATGTCATCATAAATATATTTATATTGGAAATCTAAATCATCATCAGACAGTTCGGTTGCAAGTTTCGCCTTTTAAACACCCTTCTTGATTTTCCATATTATTAATTTTCTTTTGTATATGAAATCTTTATTGTTATATCAATAACATTATTTTTTTAACCTCTACTATTGGTCTATAGTTTACACAATGCTTATGTATATTGCAAGAAGAAATTTTAACTTTTAACGCCTCTCCTAATTTTCTTGTACAATACTTTTCGTTTTGACATTCTAATTCCAAAATTTTAAGATTTAATTAAAAATGTTCCATTATTCCGTTTTCTGACGCAAAAGAGTTTCCTTCATACATATTATCTTCAATAATTGATATTTTATCTAAGATAATATTGTCAAATTTATAAGTAAGAACTGTTTTTATAAACCATTCTAAATAACTAATGTTTTCTGCTGTTAATAAATCTTTTATTAGCTTTCCTTTATGTTTTCCAAAAGGCATGTGGTCGTTTAAACCTAATATTATTGGCATATATAAAAAATTAAGGCATTAAAAATCGATAACAATGAATACAATAACGAGAATCACTGCTGTTGTTTAATCCAATTTGGATAATAATGTTACATTGTTTACAATACATAGTTTTAAAATTTTGTGGATATGACAGGATTCGAACCTACTTCACTTACCAGCTCCGCCGGCACGCTTACCCTAAAGCTCCATACCCGTTTAATTATGAAAAAAATAATTGATAATCTGACTTCTTCGCAATTAAAGACTTACCAGATAGTGCACTTCAGATTCGGACATGTAGTATCAATTATTAAATTTTTTTCTAAAAAAACAACAAATAGATCTGATTTGACAGAATTTATATCGCAGTGAATATTACAGTTTTACAACACCAATATCCCTACTATTATTTGTTATTAAATAAATAAGTAATTTTCTCCCCAAACATATAATTATGATTCCAAAAACTTCGGATGATTACTCCATAGTTGGTAATTATACTATCTTTTATTGTTTCACAATGTTATCAACACTATTGACTGGATTACTTATTTAATTTTAAAATTACCAAGTTAAAGATAATATTTTTCTTACATCATCTTGTGTAAAAACATATCCATTAAAAACAGTTCGACCACCAGCATCTTTTTTTATTCCAACACTTGTATTCGGTTTTAATTGTTCCCCAAAATAAGTAACAGAATGTCCTTCTTCACACCATTCAATTAATGTAAGATTTATTTTATCTTTTGCCTTTCCATAAGTTGAATATGGTTTAAATTTACTTTTTGATTCATCAATTAAAGTAAACCCTATTTCTTTTAGAAATTCAGGAGTGAAAATCTTTTCTTTTTCCATATTATTAATGCTATTTTATTTACTAAAGATATAACATATATCAACACAAACCAAATTTTTTGTAAAAAAACTCTGTCAACCTTACCTAAGGATTGATACTCATGTTTCAGTCTACTTTCAACTTACTTAGAGATTCTAAGACTTCAACAGGTTTAATACTTGCTATTGTTTTAATGGGAGTGCCGTCTCCCGAAGTATTCGTCTAAGTTACTTAGCAGAGTTCTTTAATTTTTAATTTACCTTTCTTGTTCGTTCAATATGTTCATTCAACCATTTTAGCCTCGGCTTCCACAAAGTAGGTTTCCAACCATAAGAATCATCTTTTTCGTAAAAAGGTCTATTATCATTTATATAACTGCACAATAAGCAATATTCTTCATTGTTTATTAAATCATCGCAACTACTGTAGAGTAAACCTATTTCTAAACATAAACCTCGACCTATTCTTTGTCTTAAACCAAACCAAGATTTAGTTATTTTTATATTACCTCTCAATAATATCAACAATTCATGCATTGTTCTCATAATAAGTTAACTAAAGTGTAAAGTATTCCTTCTATATAAGCTTCTGTTGGTGTGAGATATGTTTCTAATTCTATTCTTGGATATGTCGCAATGACTGGGATAAAACCACCGACATAAGATTTACGAACTTCAATCCAAATCTTATAGTCATTCCATAGCCACATCACAACTTCAGAGGTTGTTGGTCTGTAGTATTTTTCAAACTCACTATTTGAGTAATTTTCAGCATCTTTAATCACTGAAATGTTATCTTCAAAAAGATTTGAAGGTTGGAAAGTTTTTAATAAAAACGCTTTACTACATCTTTTGTTAAAACCCTTTTCTTTCAAAAGTTTAGCTATTTCGAATGTTACTGGAGTGATCATGTTTATTTCTTTTTTTTGTTAAACCAAGTATTATAATCAGGAGCATTATCATCTTCGTCAAACCTATCTTCATTAATAGATGAAACAGCTTTGTTATAACCAGCATCCCAAGCATCTTTTAAATCTTTTTTAGTATACGTTACTTCTTCGATGTGTAATGATGTTTCTGACTTTCCTACATTATATCCAACTTGAAGTCCATCAATATAATATCTTCTTAACTCTTTTACAGAATTAATTATGTGAGGAAGTTCTGGAATGTTTTTAATTGCAAGTAAAGCTTCCCAATCTTCAGATAATTGTTTTACTTCATCAATAATTGTAACAAACCCGTTTGTTAATTGAGGTTGCATGTTTTTACATTCTACCTCAATTTCTACATCTTTAAGTTCGCTATAAAAATTATATTCTTTTACAACTTTTTTAATATATTTAAGAGGAAGTTGATTATGTGTTGCGACTACTTTACTTTCTGAATCTAAACTAACTAAAACTAAATATTGATTACTTCCGTTATCTTGCCCAGGAGTATGTTCTACTGCTTCAAAATTATATAACATATTATTGTGTAAATACAAATTCGAAGCTTCTGCCATTTCAATTAGCACTGGTCTACATAATTGTGTTTTTTTCATAAAATATCGTAAAAATAGTTTTTTAAAAATTTATATTGGATGTTATAGTTATTTATTTTGCTGTCGTTTATTTCTAAAGTAGGTTCATGTAAAGAGCAAGTTGATATTGTTACTTTTATTTTTATTTTATCAATTTGATTATCAATGTTAGTATATATAAAATCAAAACCACCAAGTATACCTTTAGTTTCTTTTTTATAAAGATGTTTTTTTATAACAGAAATAATATTATTTTCGTAATCACTATACATAACCATTTCTCTTTTATTTAATCTCTTTCAATTTCATCTAACTTTTGTTTTAACTTAAATTCGATGAAATCATCTACTTCACTCCAAAATTTTGTTATTTCCATATATTTTATAAGCAATTCATAACGTTTGTCTTTATCAGTTTCTTGATCTATCTTACTACATAAGTTAGAAAAATAATCATGAAATCTGTTTATTTGTTCTAAATGTAAACTTCTTGGTAACATATTTTTATATTTTAGAAAGTTTTGATTAATTTATCCGCATTATATTTTTTTAACCAATTTTGTGGAGTCATATAAGTACCTTTAGTCCAAACATATTCATCTAAATATTGTTGCATAAGTGAAAATGTTTCTTCTTCTGTATAAACTTTTGGCTTTTCTTTTTCAACAATAGCAACAAAGTTGTTTGTTGTTTTCGGAACAAAACTATATATACTCATATCAGAGTTAGATTCATTATTAAGAGGACTACAAGGTAGTATAATTGAACCGAATCTTCTAAAAAGATTACCTTCAACCTCTACGTTTTGAACATTATTTTCGTTATACTCTTTAATAAATTTTTTAATATATTCAGGAGATAATTGTTTTTGTGTTGCAATTACCTTTACTGTTGCATCAGAATTACTATTCAAATAATCAATTACATCAGACTCTTTCATTCTTTTTAATTCACCATTCTGCAATAAAACAAAATCATCTTCTTTAATTATTTCTTTAGGGTCTAAGCTAACTAAAACTAATTTATACTTCTGCCAATATTCATTAGATTCTGTAACATTTCGGTTTATGTTTATAGTTAAACTTCCTAATTTGCAATCGTATTCAGTACGCAAATACATTAATTTGACATACTTCATTATATCTCCTACATAAACCGAATCATTACTCTCGATTAATACTGGTTTGCATAATTTCGTTTTCATCACTTTCTCTTTTATATAAGTTTATTTTTTTTTATTGTTTTTAAACCATGTATTTCAGCGTAATTTCTGTATTTCTCAAGAAGATTTTTTACCTCTTCTTCACTATAAGTTATAGGTTGAGTAGATTGTTTTGATGGTTCTAGTTTTAACCATTGTTTCATAGATTCGAGAGTAGCTCCATTAAGCTCACACGAAAATGGACACTCTCTACAATTTAAATCATAACAAGATATGCTTAAATTTAAAATGTTACCCATTCCACAATTATAATCTGCCAATCTAGCAACATCAAAACTAAAGTGAGAGGTTATTAATTCTGGTCTATGTTCTCTTACTGCTATTGTAATAATATTATTCATAAATAATATATTAAAGTTATTTCTTTTTATTATCTTAATTTATATGGTATATATGATGAGTCAACTAAAAGCGAATTATCTTTAAACAAATCAAATTGATAATTGTCAGGAAAAGTAAATGTATATTTATAAGATACTCCGCCACCATTAATTCCGTATTCAGCATGTCTAATAATAAGTTCGCGTAAAGCACTAACTATATCTTCTGTATCTACACTTTTAATAAACTTAGTAAACGTTCTTAAATTAGGTCCAAACTCAACATAAGAATTATCTTTATTGCGATGTATTTTTATTAATGTAAGTTCACCGCATTTGCCAAATGATAATTTTATATCAATATTTGGCGTTTTTAATAATTCAATTATTTTATCAGTAATAATATCTAACAAAAGATTATATTTAGAATTTGTATCCATAGTTATTTCTTTTTATTGTTTTCAAACCAATTTTCAACTTTCATAAAAGTCATATCTTCTTCAGTCATATTATAAGCTTGAAAACTTATAAATAATTCTTTAACTTCTTCTTCACTATAAGTTATAGGTTGAACAACTGGTTCTAATTTTAACCATTGTTTCGTAGATTGAATTGTAGCACGTCCATATTCAATATATAATGGACATTGATCGCAACTTATTCCATCACACTCTTTTAGTGAAAACATATCTCCTACTACACAATCTCCTTCTTCTTGTATACGATCAACATCAAAACTAGGGTGATTAGTAATAAGTTCAGGTTTGTTTTCTTTTACTGCGGTTGTAATAAGATTATTCATAATCATTTCTTTTTGTTTCACTTTCAAACCATTCTTCAAACTCTTTTTTCTTATCAATTGAAAGAAAATTTGATTTTAAAATTAACACTTTAACTTCTTCTATTGTGTAAGTTTTTTGTTTTGGCTTCGGTTTTTCTAAAATATAAAACAAAACCGAAATCAATAAACAACACATCCAAACAAAAATTACTTTACTTCTATCAACTTCTCCCCAAGAAAACATATCGCAGTTTAACAACATATAACTAAAAGTTAAATATGTTATTAGCATTCCAAGTATCAAAACGAATGCGGTTTTCAATAAATGATTCATAAGCTATTCTTTTTTATTATTTTCAACCCAAGTTTTAAATTCTTTAAACACATCAAGATAAAATTCTTTGAGGTTTATGAAACTTCCTGCGTCTCCATCAAATAATTGGTTATTAGAAAATTGATTTGAAAAGTTTATAAAATCTTCTTCAGTGTAAGTTTTTGTTGGATTAGGAGTTAAGTCATTTAATATGGTTTCAAAAGTTATTTCATCTCCACATACATAATCTGCATAAATGTCATGTACTCTTTCTGTGTCAATTTCATAAATTTTATCGTCTTTTTTTAAAAAGACAGTTTTGTTTATTGCATCAAAAAAATCTACATCATATTTAAACCCATGTTTTGAATATACCGTACTAAAGTTGGTGCGATTTAATTCTTTTAAATCATCTTCGTTCAAATACACAATTTTTGATTCGTTAATTTTTTTCAATGGTTCTAGCTTTAACCATTTTCTCATAGATTCAACACTAGCGTAATGAAAATCTTTAGAAGGGCGATCATAGTTAATATTCCCAAAAGGACAACGAACACACGTTAAACCATTACATTCTTGAGATTCTAAATCTCCTAATATATTGTTCATATTACCTAATCCGCAACGACCTTGTTCTGTTAATAATTTAGAATCATCAAATAAAATATGATTAGTGATTAACTCAGGCCTGTTTTCTTTTACTGCTATTGTAATAAAATTATTATCTTCCATAATATTAAGATATTGGTTCTAATTTAAATAATTTAATAGCTTCATCTTTAGTTAAGACATATAAACCTCTAACTTGAGCAGCAGAAGATAAACAATCTTTTAAAGAATCACTTTCAAACGAGTGTGCATAATCAAACATAGGAGAAGCAAAGAAATGAACTTTCCCAAAATGCTGAAGAAAACATGGTATACCGTCTCTTCTGTCACCGCTTCTATAAAATACTATTAAGTTTTCTTTATCCTCTAATCGACTTATTAAGCCTTCTATAGTTATCTGTTTAGTTTCTTTTATTACTTTTAACATCGCGGTTTATTTTATAGTTTTTGTTATTACTTCAATACCTAAATTTAAGAAAAATATATATACAAAACAACAAATCTTTATAAAAATTTAATAATTATCTTAACCACCTCATATTCAACACATTAACAAACATCTTTTTAATATTTGAAATCGGCCTCGCGAATATATACATATATTATAAAAAAATAAATATTAAAACCCTAACTTTAAAATCAAACCTATATCATAACTATTTGATATTCAACCTAGTAACATTTTAAAACCACGTAACTTATTTAAAACCAATTACATAACTATATTCTCTCGCGAATATATACATATATTTTATATATATAAAAAACATAACAAATTATATAAAATATAATATAACTAATATATACATATTATATATCCTAAATATATATTATATAAAAATTTTTAAATACATCTTATATATATAAACCTATATAATCCTATATAAACTAAAGGAAGTAAACTAAAAGATTGGATAGAAACATATATAGTGAATAAGGAAGTGGCGGTTGACTCTATTGATCCTATTGATCTCGGCTGATCATGTTGAAGAAATAAATTGGAAAAGTTAGAAAAAACTAGAATCGGTTAGAATCGGTTAGAATCGGCTGATTATCAATAGATAACGGTAGTTTTTTTAAACTTAACTTTTACTCACACAATTTTTAACCTATTTTAAAACTTTTCTACCATAACCAAACCGTCTTTAAATCTTCTATAACGATATCATATACTCATTAACTTGTTCTATATGATATCTAATACAATAAAAAAATATAAGCGATTAAAAGCGATTTATGAGAGAAAATAATATAAAGTAAAAAGTCGGCCGTATTATGAATTGGGGAAAGCATAATATAATATCTAAGTTATTTGGGAAATAAATAGACATTATTACGGATCGGCCGACTTGGAGAATCTTTATCAAAAAGCTAAACAGTTGATTATCAACCCTAGTTAAAGAAAATAAAGTGATAAAACCGGGGTAAAACTCTTTGTTAATATTTTTGTTAAAACCTTAATTGGTTGATTATCAAAAGATTAATGTTTTTGTTATAAAACTCTTTTGTTAATTCTCTAACAATGAAGATATTGCCACTTTATCAAAAAAAACTTAATCGGTTGAATATCAACGCGAACTAAAAATACAAAGCAATAAAAACAGGGGTAAACGTATATATAAACCTTTTTGTTTATATTATATCACAGTAAGTGTAATAGAAGTTCCTGAAGATAAGATATCCCAATCTTCTTTATCGAAACAACTAACCCAATTCTCACAATGATTGCCAACCTGGTATTTATCAGATTCTACAATAACAGTTCCTGATTGATTATCATCAAAGAGAACAACTAAAGAAGAAGTTTTAGATTCGGCTATAAGAGGGAATATAGAGTTATCGTTAGTATTTTTTTTTGATATGGTTGATTCAATCATAATAATAAAGGTTTTTATATATAATATATGTTTATAATTTATTTATTGGTTAAATATACGAAATATATATATACGAAACAAGTTATTATATATATAATATATATTTATTTTCTAAATCTTCAGTAACTTCGTTTTCGCAGCCGCAACATAAGATATTATTATATATAATAGGTTTACCACATAATAAACATGTTTTATTAAATGGATTAAAAACCATATTCATATATATATAATGGTTTTCATTAATTAAATTTTCATTTTCCATAAGTTTGTATATATAATATATATAACAAAGAGGGTTTATATATATATATAATCTTTTAATTCATCTATAGTAAGAATATATGTAAGTACTCCAAATATTAAAGCTAAAAGAAAACTAGAGAAACAAACCGCATCCGATTTAATGCAATACGCACAAGTACTGCAGATGAAAGCTATTATAATAGGGAAGAAAATTATAAAGAGTATAAGATTAAGTTTATTCATAATAAAAAAGGTTTTATATATACAATATGTTTTATTTATTTAATTATATCCCATCCGTCCAAGCAATCCAAGTAATTACATAAGCAAATACTCCAAATATTATTATAAACGCTATTATAATAAACCCAAATTCATTGTTTAAACAATAACCTATAGTAAAACATGATAGTGTTATTATAATAGGGTAGAAGAGAAAGAAAAAGATTTTATTTAGTTTATCCATAATAAAAAGGTTTTATATATATAATATATGTTTATGTTTAGAATAAACAGAATTTCTCGTCATCATCATTAATCAATATTATAAAACCTACAACACCTGTAATCATAATAGTTATTATAATACATGGAATAGTTACATCCGGATTAAAACAAATGTTAAATGTATAACATAATAAAAATATAGTGGCCGGCAAAAACCCCCAAAAAAATATTTTATTTAATTTAATCAATCCCATTCTACTAATATAAATATGTAAAAAAACACGGCCACTACTGCAGTTATTATTGTTGATACAATAGCAAGATCAATTAAGAATATACTAAAAAAAGTAAAGCATAATAATAATATTGCAATAGGGAAAAAGATAGCAAAAAACGTTTTATTTAAATTGCTCATAGCGTATATATAAAAATATTGAAATTATTGTTGTTATTACCGTTAATACAATAGCTAAGTCGGTAGTAAGATTAAGAACATAGCTAAACATAGCACCGAATAATATAAATGCTATAATAGGGTAGAAGAAAAAGAATAGATATTTTTTTTGTTTATTCATAATATATATATTAACATTCTTCAGAAATAAATACTCCATAAATAAACGTACTAATTACAGCTATTATAACAATCAATAAAATAGAGACAACACTAATCAAACACATCCCAATAGTAAAACATAATGATGTTACTATAATAGGAGAGAAGGTTAAAAAAGCTAGTTTGTTAAAATCATCCATAATCTTATTTATTTAATTGAAGAGTTTGTATATATATAATATTAGATTCTTTTTTTAATTTAGCTAGAAGCATAATCACACTAATACCTATTAAAATGATTATAATCGCAGGTGTTATTTTTTTAATTAGCTTCATGAAACTTATCAATAAAAATTACAAGTTCTTTATTATATTTCTCGGCCGCTTCTTCAGTATGGAAATAGTTTTTTGATTTAAATCTATTATCATCAACACCTAAGAAGTCATCTGTATCTTGAAGTATTATTCCTCCACTGTCACATATATAAAAATAAGGGTTGCCATATTTAACCCTAGTTATATCTAACTTTTTGGTTTCGACATTCCATTCTTTACCATACTTATATAATGCGGTTTGTAAATCTTCAAGGGTAGCTTTCTTAAAAGTATAGAAGTTAAAAGGAAATAATCCACCTCTAGCTACTCTATGATCAGATACATTACAATAAGAAGCTATTGCATTATTGTTTGCTTCAAAAGCAACAAAAAAATATTTTAGATTTTCTTCTTTATTGTAAGCTTCATAAACTTCTCCTTTTTTAAACTCAATTCTATTTTTAGATTCAAACAACTCAATTTCTTTTTTAGTAGCTTTTCTATAGTTTTTAAAATATTGAGGACCTACTTCTAAATCAAAATAGACTAAACGATGGTTGGCAGAATATTTATCTTCTCTAACAAAATAAACATCAGCTGCAGAAGTAGCATGAAACCCTCTACCTATGTCATTAGATGTTTCTAAAGCTTTAAAAATATAACTAATATTATTGTTATTCCAGCAGTAATAATATTCATCCTTAACAACACCTGTCACACTATTTTTTACAATCTCATAAAATCTTTCGGTAGAGATAGTTCTATAGTTATTTTTTAGTTTTTCGCAAGCATAAGCTTCTTTACTCCATTGGTCTTTATATCCTTTTTCGTTTAGACCTACATATATACCAAGATCATACGTGCAAGCTTCATTCCCTCTCCAGTGTTTAATAATATTTAAATTATCTTTAGTAACTTCTACATACCAATTTTTAGTATCGTCAAACTTTTTTAAAGGATTAACAACCTCTGCCCATTTACCGTTATAGTAAACAGCCATATCATAAGCACAGTTTCCATATTTAGAATCGGAAGAAGCAAAGAATCTTTTTCCATTTACAACAGCATAAATATATTTTCCATCTATTACAAACTCACTATCTTCTGTTATAAAGAGGTAGTCTGTTTCTGAAGGGTTTGATAAATGAGCAGGGGCAAAGACTGTTCCTACCGGATACTTTTCTTTAGCTATTTCTATTAAACTAGGAGTTGATTCATTTTCGACATCTTTAATATCTTCTGCATGTCTATAGCAAAATATTTTACCTTCAGTGTTTAATGAGGCATAACAATACGTCTTTCCTACTTTTTCAAAAACAACAATTTTTAAAGCTTTTACTGGAGTATCATTAACATCGCTATTCCATACTAACATCCTTTTAGGATATCCTTCGAATATAATTTTATCTGTATTTTTCATATTATAATAATTCTTTAGCTTTAATAATTAAGTCTTTAAAGTTAGAAATAAACAAATCTCTTAATTCTGATGTTTTAAAATGTAGAATTCTTTGAATAACAAGCGCACGTTCTGTTGCTATTTTCCCATTTTCGATATATATTAAATATTTATATTCTTTATTGTAGCTCCAATCCGCTTTCCACCCATCATTATATTTATCTCTTAAACAAATAAGTTTACAAAGAGCGATATTAGCGTTCACTAAATCTTCTGAAGGTAATACTCCATTAGCGGCTATTTCAGTACTATTAACTAGTTTCGATTTAACTCTAGCTATACAACCACTTTCTTGGAGAAAATAATGATTCTGTATATGCCCATATTCTTCCCAAGATTTAGGGAGTTGAGGTTTAGAACAATTTGGGTATTCAGCTATAAATTTTTGCAAAGAAATAAACTCCATGCGGTTTATACATTCTTCCATCCATAATTTTTCAATCTCGGAAGCTTTTCTATATGTTCTGTTAATACATTTTTTTTCATAACATAAACTTTCTCCCTTAATAATTCCTTTATTAGGTATATCAATTCCAACTATATCTCTTGTTTTAGCCATCCATTTATCTTCTGTTGCAAAATATTTTCCTGTGCTGTTGTGGTTTCTAAATAAGAAAATTTCAACTTCGTTATCGGAGGTAACATAACATTCTCCTATTTCTAAAGAACAATCTTTAACTTTGATTGATTCACTTTTAGGTAAATGTTTAGTGTTAAAACTTAGAAGACTAGCTGAGCATTGTACATTCCATATATTTATTTCATCTTGAGTAGCTGGTCTAACCTCAGTCAATATAGAAAAGGAATGATCATCACTATATCTTATAAGACCGCGGCTTTTATCAATTCCTGAAACTTTATAACATCGATCAATAGCTTTTTCATCAAGAGAATTAACAACTACAAAATAATCACCTACACTAAACCCTCTAACAGAATAATCAACATTATAAGGTTTACCTACCGTGTCGTAATCTTTTATTTCTGTTTCAGTAGCTAATCTTACTTTATCGTAAGAAAACTTAAGGTCACTATTTTCAACTTTATAACAAATATTGTTTTCAAGAGCAACGATATAATCACCTGCGTTAAAAACTTTATTTAGAGGTAGTATGCATTTATGTTTAATACAAGATTCATACCAATTAATTTCGGATGGAGTAGCTGCTCTATAAGATCTAGAATTATCTTTATAGATAATGGTTGATTTTTCTGTTATATAATTATTTGATACTAATGTAACACCTATCGTAGTTTGCCAATATTT